GTTTTGTCTTGATTTAATAATTTAGAAACCTTTCTACAATAATGTAGGGAAGTTTTTGAATGCAAACATTTCTGCAAAATGTATGGGACCTTTATCAATATTGATTGTGAAGACAAAATAAAGAACCGCATGATGTTTTGTCTTGATTTAATAATTTAGAAACCTTTCTACAATAATGTAGGGAAGTTTTTGAATGCAAACATTTCTGCAAAATGTATGGGACCTTTATCAATATTGATTGTGAAGACAAAATAAAGAACCACATGCTGTTTTGTCTTGATTTAATAATTTAGAAACCTTTCTACAATAATGTAGGGAGTTTTTGAATGCAAACATTTCTGCAAAATGTATGGGACCTTTATCAATATTGATTGTGAAGACAAAATAAAGAACCACATGCTGTTTTGTCTTGATTTAATAATTTAGAAACCATTCTACAATAATGTAGGGAGTTTTTGAATGCAAACATTTCTGCAAAATGTATGGGACCTTTATCAATATTGATTGTGAAGACAAAATAATAAAATACCTTATTTTGTCTTGATTATTTAGTTTACAGACATTAGTTTCTGAATCAACTCATTCTTCTTCATCTTGCTGATTTCATCAGCCGATACACCTTTGCCTACCAATAATGTTTTCAGAGCAGTTGGGGTTAATTTCTTCAGCTCGTCTTTGGAAATATCAGCCGGTCCCACTTTGTTAACAACTACCGGTTCTACAGACGTGTCGAGTGACTGCAGTTCCGATTCACCAGCATCTTCGTCGTTTGCATCTTCATCAATATTCACCTCGAATTCTTCCGGAAACTTCAAATCTACGCTTACAATCTTTATTTTGTCTTCGATTTCTTCATTATCTGACTCTTCATCGACTGATTCATTGTCCGATTCCTCATCTAAATCCGAATCTAAATCATCCTCATCAGAATCGTCTTCAGACAAATCAATCTTTATACGATCATCTACTTGTTGACTTTGGTGTGCATTTGTTGACGTATGCATAGGTGCATGCATTGACGTTGCTGATGACATCACCATCATCATCTGATGTCGCAGCTTCATGTGCTCCGAATAGACATCTTGAACCAATTCAAGACAAGTTGCATTTTTCTGCTCGACATCCACAATCCTCTTTTTAAAATAGTACACCAAAAGACCAACAAGTATTATCAAAACCGCTAAACTAAACAGCAACACCGATTCGAACATTACTCCCATCTTCGTTTTTACTATAACCCATCAAATAATTCCAACGTTTTAGAACGCACATTTTTTTCATTTTCTCTATCATAGAATATGAACGAGGTTCCCGACGACTACCGAAAAATAAATCAGAAAAACTTCATCTTGGATCCTTTGTCGGTAATTGTAAAGCTCGCCATTTTTAGCAACAAACCAGTCGGCACCAAATTCCGCATCCAAAACAATGTCATGTACATTCAAGAGCCCGGCTATTTCCAATCCATTTGCAGATTATACTACAATGTTAACAAAACTGAACTCCAATACTTGTACAACCCCATCCAACACGCTTGTCTTCATTTCTTGAATTACACAGTCACTGAGAAAACTCCCAACATTCGCAAACTATTTCGATGCGCCATTCAAGGCCTTGATAAACTCAAAGAAACTTACCGCGACTGCCATCTCGTTGTCCTTTGTCTTAACTTGTACATCAATCTCATTGAGAATCATCTCGACGAATATGGGATCGAAAAAATGTTCAAAAAGGATAGCATGTCCTCATTCTATGACGAATCGCGGTTACTCACACTAAACCATTTCTGGACAGGTGACCGCATCAAAGTTGTCTTGGATATCATCGACTTTTTGTGCAAAGATTACTCGGCGTCCAACAATGTGCAATCGCTCGAGATATTTATCAATAACATCGATACCGAAATCGCTAAACTGATGGATCAGCCATAGTGCTCACATATTGGTTAAGTTCTTCTTCTAAATCCGCGTCGTCGTTCAGAACTTCATCTTTTAACGCTTTCTGCGCACTCAATTTGTCGATGATTGTCTTGTATTTTTGTAGTTGTAAATTCACCATTGGTGGAGGACCTTTCGGTAAAAAGTAGTCGAACAAATAATGCAATATTAATATTATCAATGCCGATATTACTGAAATGTTTAATATCCATGAGAGCATTTTCTTTTGTTTATGTTTTACTTGTATATCAAGACAAAATATGTTTTGACATGCAAAATGAACTTACCTTCTTTTGTGGTTGGTAATGAACTTACCTTCTGCGCTTGGTGAAAAATCGCCGTTTATGTTTGCCAAAGAATTTCTTCGATTTAAATCTGCGAACATTATTCAATGTCTTTTTCAAAGAATCTCTGATCAATGTGACATCCTTCTTTGCGCTTCTTGCCAACACCATTTTTTTCAACATATCGATACCATTCGTTATCTTCTCCATGTTATATATATTTATACAAAAGACAAAAAAAGAGTTTTTAAATAAAGACAAAAATAAAAACCATATAAATATTTGTCTCCCTTCTCTACAAATAAAAAAAATGCCATCATTCGTTGTTGTTGAAAAATTGGGGTCTTTGAAGCAGCAAACCGCCAAGAAAATAGAACTTGAGGATTTAAGCAAGAAATGCGGTTTCAAAACCGCCGATGGATTCTCTTGTGCTCATGTGTGGACTGTTAATTTCAATGAATTAGAATACAAACTTGCAGTCTATGGAAAGACAAATGGCCGAGCCAATACTGAGAACAAATTCGAATTCCCTCCACCCATTGATAGCATCCTTTTTTTCGGAAACTGCGCTGCGGTTTTGTCAATGGACTCGGATGTCGTCGTCGATATGACCACCGAAGAGTTTTCCGATATCATGGAAGGTTTATTCGGCGGGTTTTCCGATATCGGGTCCGAAGACAGTGAAGAAGAGGTTGACGACGACGACGAAGGTCTTCCCAAAACCAAGCAGGGATATGTGAAAGACGATTTTGTGGTAAGTTCGGATGAAGAAGAGGAAGATGTGGAAGAAGAGGTAGAGGTAGAAGAAGAAGTGAAGCCTAAGAAAGACAAAAAGAAAGTGGTTGCTAAGCCGAAAAAACCAAAGCTTCGAGATGAGGTTGAAATCACAATTTGTTGCGAAGAGCTTGAAGAAGAGCCTTATGTTTAAAAAAATAAAATAGTAGTAGTAGTTATGAATTAAGTTAAATTTAATTAAAGTTAATTTGGTGGGGGGGTTTTACACCTTTGCACATACTTTTCGCTGATAACAATGCCCAAAAATGGGCACTTTTAAAGAGAAAAGGTTTAAACCATGTATATCGTCGATTCATTCTTTATATTATATTGAGCAAGTGTTTGACATCCATCAAGATAATTGCCGGAGAACATTATGCGCAGTTGGTCGGTAGGGATTCCTACTCTGTTATATATCTTGCATTTGACGACGTCGATTGAATCGGTGTTACTCACATTCAGTGTGATAGTTTTGCCTTTCAAAGTTTGCACAAAGATTTGCATTTTATTTTACTATATAATAATGATTTTTTAATGATTACAATTAATTCGCTTGTTTACTATAATAATTTGTCTTGGGTTTGTAGCATGTAGGACCGTCGGGCCTTTGGTAAGATCTTTGTTGGTCGGGCCTTTGGTAAGATCTTTGTTGGTCGGGTCTTTGGTAAGATCTTTGTTGGTCGGGTCTTTGATAAGGCGTCTTCTGATAAGATTGATGATCTGGTCTTTGATAAGATCTTTGTTGATAAGGTTTCTGATAAGGCTTCTTCTGATAAGAGTTTTGATGATAAGACCTTTGATTATTATCTACATCTTTACTAAACAAGAAATCACCAGTTTTATTCAAAGGCGCATTCGGATCAACGACACTTATCGGAACCCATTTGCGAAACTTGGTTTGATAAACACAATGCATCTTGCACTCCTTCTTCAAGTCCACATATTTGTCCAAACTCGTATTCTGAAACATCTCTTCGTCCTCACTTTCCTCGCCATAATCGATATTCTCATTTTCACGAATCGTTCGAAACAAACCATTCATGAAAACACTCGAGTCGCGACTCCCAATATACGCGATGTTGATGTATCCGTCCGTCGCAAACAAATGATACACGTCGTTCTGGATGTCCGCTGTCACTTTAAAAATCGCATTCTTCAACCTGGACTGCGCATTGTGGTCCAAATCCGTCCTTGGGAACAAGATCGACGATCCCAGTAGGTTTATCGGCTGCTGTTCTTGTCTCTTTTTGTACACGTGATTGAGGTAAGGGACAATGTCCGACGAACTGCGAAATTGAACGTGGTGGGTAGTGTAGGCAGACATCGACGTGATCGACTCGTAAAATTGCAAAGAGTCCAACAATTTGGCGTCTCCCGATACTAGACACATGTAGGGCAAAGCAAAGACAATTTTCGACGAAAGCGTTTTCGACATCAGCACCTTTAAGTGTGTCAACTTTTCGCCAAACGTCATTTGTCTCATAGGGAGACCGCAAAAAAAGTAAATGTCCTCGATAATGAACACCTGTTTTTCCTCAATGTCGCACAAAGATCCGTACAACACTGTTCCTAGTGCGAGTTTTTTATCGAAATCTGTCTCACCTACATTGACCATCTTCGTGACCTGTTGATCTTTGTTCAAGTCCAACATGAAACATGCGTCTTTGTCTCCATTGTAAGTAAACCATGCCATTTTCTTCTTGCCGCTCGGTACGGCCACGCAGATGTCGTAATTCGACGAAACTTTCTTATGCGCTACTGTTTCATAAGAAAGTTCAATTTTCGGGAATCGTTTGCTCAGACGTTCTGTCTGTTCGTGCGTAAGTTCCATTTTTTTTGTTTATTACCTTGTAGTTATTATACCTTATACACTGCATTTTGTCTTTATATCGTTTATTTGAAAGGGTTGTCGGATCTAACTGATTATAAAGTTGTCACAGGATTTGTTAAAGGGTTTGTTAAAGGTTTTGTTAAAGGATTTGCCACTGGTTTCATATCACCTTTGCGAATTTCAAAAATCTTGTATTTTTCGATTTGTTGTTCCAAGTGCCGATTTTGGTCTCGTATCTTTTGCAACTTTTCTTCCATAATTTCGTCTACATTAACTGACTTCGTATGTTCAACGGTAGGCTCGTATGCATTAAAGAGATCTTCGAGTTCTTCCAATGTCAAATCGCCGCGCTTCAATATCCCGAACTTTGCGCCGATTAAATTGACCAAAAAGGGGTTTCTTAAAAGCACCTTTGCAACCTCCTTGTCTTTCGGATTAGAGACTTCTTCTAAAAACCTTCTTTCGTGTTCTCGCAAGATGCGATCGTACTTGCTTTCGATTTCTTCCTTGCATTTACTGTCAATCTTTCCGCGAAAATTTCGGGTCACTACAATTGGATTCGGATCCGCGTTCTTTGTCTTGTTCAAAACTTTTATAATTTTGTTGGCGATGTGTACTAGACGCACGTCGTTTTTGTTGTTGACGGCGAATCGAATGTACTTCTTTTTGGTCTGATTGTTTGCAGGATTTTTTCCGTAGAAGAAATTGTTCGCGCTTTCGAAAACGTCGTTCGATATAGGTTCGAAAATGTTTTTCTTAATACTGTTCCATGTAAGAGGGGTTTTGGGGTCGAATCCGTGCTTTTTTATGTAGGCGTTTCTTGCGAGCAGGTCTTGAACTTTGATGTCGATGATTTCGTCGTTGTCGTTGTACATTATGTTTAATACTAAACCTTTTGCGCCGCCCTTGATTTTTTTGCGGGTCTTCTTCATTAATACATATATATATATTTACGTGGGAATATATACAGGTGAAGATTTATATTCTTCGCTGGTTTAAAATGGTTAAGCGAAGCGGACACCCCATAGGGGTGTAATTTCAAATCGTTACCGATACTGCACCATTGATGAATTCAAATGTGTCATTTTAATTATTCAGTTGTGTAAATAATATGCTTTATGGTATCGGGGTTAAAAACTTTGGATCTACCATTCCTATATTATTTTCTAGATCATCTATTACAGTGTAAACTTTCAAACTGGTATTGTAATTTTCAATTGTAACAGGTTTATCTATTTTTTTTTTTATATTATTGTATTGAACTTTTTGTCCTACAGTAAATGTTAGTGTTGCCGCAGCGCTTGAGTTCGTTTGTTTTGATATCGCAGATGGGTTCGCTGGTGGTTGGTTCGCTGGGTTTGATGCTGCTTGGATTGGGTTCGCAGGTGGAGTCACTGTGCTAGTGTTTGATGCTGCTTGGATTGGGTTCTCTGTGTTTGATGCTGCGCCTGAGTTCGCGTTGCTTGGAGTTGCGTTAACTTCAGGAGGTTTCCCTACCAGGCCAAATTTTTGTCCTACTGTTATTAAACCATTGCCCACAATACTTGTCAACCTTTTGATATAACCTTCATTTTCCTTACTCTTGTGCGCATCTTGTAGTAAGTCTTTTTGTAAAACATATTTATATTCTACTAGTGGCTTATTAGGGTCTTGAATGGTGTATGTCAAGTTTATGTCGTCGACATAAATAACTGTAAATGTAGATTTTTTGCTGTATTTATCCGGTTGTCTGTACGAAACTTGATCACCAACTTTGTATTTTGGTGTATTAGCGTTTGTTGCACTTTGGGAAGCTCCGGGTGTACTTGGGTCAGGTCCGGACGTGCTTACGATGGAGTCTGGCTGGGGTGATTTGTCAATAATGGCTTCAGCGTCTAGTTTTGCTTGGGTAAAGTCTAAATCATTAGCTATAGGAATCTGAACGATTTGTTCATTATATCTGGTCAAATCACTTTCATAAGTAGTGATTGCATGTTCATAAGATTGCTCATCACCACTAAAGTCAGATTTTTTTGGTATTACTGGGACTATATATGGATTTTTTTTTGCATTATCTTTGTAGACAGGATTTCTAATATCTTTTGGAGTTAGTTTATTTAAAATAAAATTGTCGAATAATTGTTTCACTTTTGTTTCTAATCCAATTTTCCAATCTTTTTTTAATTTTTGTCCGTCATTCTCAAATTCGACTGGCAAACCAATGTAAATGGCAGCTAACTCTACTAAATCAAAACCTTGACTGTCGTAACTATATTTACTTCTTAAATCTGCAATGTGTACACTTTTCAAGGCTTTTTCTTCCAAATGCAATAGAAATAAACTCTTTTTTTCTAATAATCTTTTGGCCATTAGTTTGCTATAACCAACATTTCCTAAATCTAATAATGAAAGCTTACTCACATTTTTAGGCACTATTTGAAGCATATGTTTGTGCCATTTTTCGAAAATGGGTAAAACATCTTTTATCCACTTGGCACGTTTTTCTGCCTCTTCTTTTTTGTAATCACTATTTGCGTGTAAAGATTTTAATAATTTATCAAAATTCGCTATATCGGTAGCTGTTGAACTTCCTGATTGTATTTTAGCCAGCTGTTCATCCATTTTGTTTCTTAACTCTGACAGATCCATATATTCTGCTGGTTCAACTTTTAGGTCAATAAGTTGGTTCCGCAATACTTCAATTTGTTTTTCTATTTCTGAGGTAGGAACCCATGCGTTACCTACTGTACTTTTTAACTTACTAATTTCCTCAAATTGGGTTTTGTTAGTATTTTGTAATTTTATAAGTTGTGCTTGTAGATCAGCTACTATTGTTGCTGATGGCGAAGCAGAAGACGCGGATACAGATGACGTTGCTGTTGCTGGTGCAGCTGTTGCTGCTGCTGCTAGGCTATCCTTTACTCCATTTAATTCTGCTTCTAAGTCTGCAATTTTTTGTTTATCTGCAGCACTTGACGTACCACTTGTTGTAGTTAATGCACTTAGTTCTGCTTCTAACTGTGTCTTTTTTTCTTCTAACTCTTTTGCTTTTTCTAATTTTATGGTCAATTCATCTATTTCCTGAATTTTCGCTTCAAACTCATCTTTCGTAACTTGAAGTGTTTCAATCGTTTCTTTTTCAGCATCTTTAATGCACCCTTCTAATTTGTCAAATCCAATTAAACTTTTGTTATTGGTAAGGATATTAGTTTTTAAACCAGGACTCGCAAGGTAATCATATAAAAAGTTTTCAAGATCATTAAAGTCTACCTTACTTCTAGATTCTCGGAATAATGCAATAACGCTATCAATATCATCGTTTGAAGAAGAATTCAATTCGCTCAAACTTTCGTCAAGCTTAAAAATACTTTTAACCTTTTTACAATCAATTTCACCCTCTTTAGTTTTCTTAAGTTTTGCAAACTTTTGCAAAGATCCCAAGGTATTATTATCATCATTTTCTTTTAAAAATTTGGCAAGATTAAGATCTCCCAAATATTTTTTAACTTTGTCTTCGAAATTTTCAGGTAAAACTGGCGAAGTTGCCACATTTTGAGGCAAACCATTTTGAGTTAACCCATTTTGAGTTAAACCATTTTGAGATAAACCAGTTTGAGACAAAGCGTTTGGCGACGAAATTTGTAACGAGGAAAAGTCACTCGGATCAAATACCAATGAATTTCCATCATCAGGCAACTCTCCATATATCATCTTCAAACCCCTTAACGTTTTTTTCAAATCCTCTTGTCTTTCACTTTCAACTTTTTGCGTTTCTACAGGATCCACGTTTTCTTCCTCTTTTTTTTCAAGGCGCTCTTGCACCGCGAGTTCATCTAATCCCATTTCTTGAAGCAATTCGCGTTCTTTCTCTGTCAAAACCAGTTCTGACGAACCATTGCTTCCACCGCGCATCCCTTGCTGCTGTTGTTTTTTTCTCAAATACCGCACAACCTTGTTCAATACCTTGATTTTTTGGATATCGTCGTCTGTATTTGCAGCAATCTTCACCGTTTTTATTCTAAAATTTTTCGGTTCTCGGTGGAAAAAGTTGTACGTTTTGTCATAGACATTTCGAAAATCAAAGTCATTGGGTGTTTTCGCTCGGCGCATCAGCGGGAAATAGTGGTGCTTTTTTGCATAAAGTCCGCGATCAATCGTGTTCGATTCTACTTGAAAATCCACGAAATTGTTGTCTTTGTCTTGGACTACTACCGGCACTATTCCGAATGGAAAGCCGCCTTTTTGTTGTTGTCGTCGCCGTCTGGTTTTCTTTTTATCCGATAATAATATTTTCCTTTTTTTTTGTTTGGTGGTTTGTCTCATTATATTATATATACGCATATATAATATATTTGCTTTACGCTTTATCGCGGCCAAGGCATCTTTTAATGCCTCTTTTATGCCTTTTTCTCGGTAAGGCATTTTTTAATCCCTCTTTTATCCCTTTTTCTCGGTAAGGCATTTTTTAATCCCTCTTTTATCCCTTTTTCTCGGTAAGGCATTTATTCTTATGCCTTTTCAGGTTCGTTAAAATAAATCTTGCGATACTTCTCAATCTTGTTGTCTGGAATATACCCATTAATAAACAACTCAATCGCCCTATCCGCATTGTGCAACATCTCCACAACGAAATGAATCGAATAAACGCCACACTCGGTGTTACTCCGCTGGTGCTGCTTGTGGTTCCGCATAAACTGAAACTTAATGCCGTTCTTTTGCCCCTCCGCCTTCACATGGTTCACAAATTTCTTCACACCACCCGGCATAAAGCCATTCGCGCTGTCGAAAAACATGATGAACTTCCGATCCGCGTTGATAAACAAGGAAATCCAATGAGACCCCGATTCGTCGTGCTTGTCTAAATTAAAAATCACCGCGAACTTGTGTTTTCCAGAATCCAACATCTCTTTCAAATCGAATTTGCACATTTCTTCTTCGTAACAGGTTTTCTTGGAACTATCCACCACGAAATCGTAATCCATCGGCGCGGTGGCTAAATACTTGAACGTCTTGTCTTTGTCTTCGTATTGCTTCATTACCAAGTCGATGTCGAAATTGCTCAACCACTCATTCTTGTTCTGGATCCACTCGGGTGGGTGCTCTGGTGCAAACAGCTGATTCTTCACCTGCGTGCGCAAATTGGGGTCGTCGATTTCCTTGATCCAACATCGCTCATCTTTGCAGTCGAGTTTCATGCGAAGTTCGTGCCAAATGAGTGCGGGTCTGGTCGCAATAATCTGGTCATCGTGGTCTTTGTTATATTCGTCCTTGATTCTTTCGAGTACTTCCTGCGTCATGCACGAGGTTTTGATCACCTTTTTGTTTTTTACACATGGACTGCAGTTCAAACTTTTGAATTTTTGTGTTTTTTTGGAAATTGATTTTGATTTTTTTGTTTTAATTAATTCCATCAAACTAAACTACGAACTATATATACTATACAATTTTATTAAAATTTATTAAAATTTATTTACTATTTACTTGGATGAGCTGACCACCTTCTTAACCACCTTCTTGACGACAACAGGAGCAGCAGGAGCCTCCGTAACCTTAGGAGCACTTCCGCCTACCTTTGGGCTAGTTACTGCCTCTACAACCTTAGGACTAGGTACGGGTGCCTCTACAACCTTGGCCTTCTTTGCGGCCGGCGCTTCATCATCACTGTCGGCAACATCTGTAACAGCAGGAGCTGCCGCATCGTCCTCCTCGACATCGTCAGTTTCCATTGCCTGCTTATCCTCGGTGGACAAATTGATATGGCACTTGCCAAACACACTTACCACCTCCTTGGGCTTCACTACCGCCTGAACGAGCTTCCAAGTGACGCCCCAGCCCTTGCCACCAATCCAAATACCACCGCACTGCAACACGCACGCAACATTACTCAACTTGGGTACGAAATGCGCAGGGGTAAGCTCATCATTGTCGCAAGGGAAAATGAGAGTTCCATTGGTGTCGTACAACTCGACGTTCCACTTGTTCTCCTTCTCATAAAAGGGAACCTTGGCACTGAGTGTAGGGCTCTTGGTCATGTCGGGCTTCTTGGTGCCCTTGATCTTGGGGTACTTTAAAATGGGAAAGAAACTGTACTTTGCGATGTCAAGTGTCAACTTCTCGCCCCACCACAGTTCAGAGTTCTTTACTGCCTCGTCCAAGACCGCCTTCTCAAACGCAACCAACTTTTCCAAAAAGAGGTTTGTGTTCTTGTTGGCATAATCTCCATTGGGAAAGGTCAACGCGATGCTGTACTTTCCATCAGAAACACCGGTGGTGGGATCAACAAAATCCGAAATACCCCAAGTGGTCATTAAAGGGGTAGTAATATGGAGACCACGACCGGTCTGGGCACTGATAATATTAATAGACTTTCCTTGCTTATCGTTCACCTTGGGAGGGGTGAATCGGATAGCAGCGGGATCCCAGGCATTTACATCAAGTACGATTGGCTTAGACATTTTTTTTGGTAATAACTGAGTTATTGAGTTGGCTTTAACTGGTTTGGAAAAGTGAATTTGGTTTTTTTATGAAATATTTATTCGAGCGAACAATATTTTTTATGGCGAACAATAAATTTATGACGAACTTAAATGTCCAAAGGTATATAAAATTATACGCCTATACATTATTACAAATGCTGTCCAAAATGGCAAAACCAACCAATTTAACAATTATCGATGCATACAACGTAATTTCCGCAACGGATTTAAGCAAATCAAAATTAACAGAACTTAAAGGGTTCGCTAAGGATTTACACATAAAAGTTGGTGGAAACAAAGATGTATTGTTGGAACGCATCCAAGAGTTCTTGATCAAAATGCGCAACGCCATCAAAATACAACGGAATTATAGAACACATATGGCGAACACGTGGATAAAACTCAAGGGGTCTTATGATGAATGTGTCAATGACAGCGACTTTTATACCCTTGAACCTTTGAAGGAGATTCCCTTCGTATACTACATCCAGCACACCGACGCATCGAACTATAAATATGGTTTCAACATTACGTCGCTTTGCACCCTCGCCAAAAAAAACACAACCAAACTTGAAAATCCCTACAATCGAGAAAACTTGAAAATCTCATTTGAACAAAAACTTGCACGAGTTCTTCGGTTGACAAACATCTTGTTTCCCAATTGCGAATTAATGAGAGAAATTTCGGAAGGAATAAATAACGTTTCAGCAAATGTTTCTTCAGGAAATGGTTCTTCAGCAAACGTTTCTTCGGCCACTGCATCTTCAGCAAATGCTTTAGCGCCAGCAAACGCAGCTATATCACCACACGAACGTGCAGTCCTAGACAAACTCAACAATTTACAACAAATGTCTTACCATCAAAGAATGGTCGAACTCTTCATGCACATCGACAGTTTAGGAAATTACACACAAATCCCATGGCTTACTGGCCTGTGCAGCCAGAGACTCTATTACTTGATTTACAAAACCGGCAGACTTTGGCGAAATTTGCCAAGAGATTTGCGACTACGTATTTGCCCCTATGTCTCACCATTTGGCACGGCGATTTTAGGAACAATGCATTTAGACGGAAATACCGATGCGGCAGAAATTACGAAAATCGTAATTCGAATGGCCGAAGTCCTTGTATACAGTGGTGTCGACGCTGAGCATCAGAATTTAGGCGCAATGTACTTTTTATCAGGACTCACCATTGTTTCTTTAGACGCACGAGCGCAACTTCCATGGCTTTATGAAAATTACTTTACCATTGTGCCGTCATAAATAGAGTTATGCGTTAAACTACTTAAAAAAATACCACTTAAGAGTGTATAATAAGAAATGGTCCGCAAAACTACTACTAAGTCTGAGTCTCCCGCTACTCCCGCCGTCACTGTCACTGTTGAGTCTACACCCGCCGTCGCTGCTCCCAAGCAGAAGAAGGTCAAGGCTGCTGCTGCCCCTGTTGCTGCAGTTGCCCCTGTCGTCGTCGACACTCCCGCTGCCCCCGTTGAGGAGACCGCCGTCGTCGCCGATGCCGCCTCTCTCTCCACCAAGTTGTCTGATTTCAGTTCCAAGATCCAGCAGCTCACCTCCATCTTGTCCACCATGAAGACCGACTACAAGGTTCTCGAGAAGTCCGTGTCTCGCGAGCTCAAGAACGCTTCCAAGTCCAAGAGAAGCAAGAAGGCCGCCAACCCCAACAGACAGCCCTCCGGCTTCGTTAAGCCCTCCGTCATCAGTGACGAGCTTATCAAGTTCTTAGGCAAGGAGGCCGGCACCATGATGTCCCGCGTCGAGGTCAGCAAGGAGATCAACGCCTACATCACCGCCAACCAGCTCAAGGACAAGGTGTCCGGTAGACAGATCAACCCTGATGCCAAGCTCGCCAAGCTCCTCAAGATCGGCAAGGATGAGGTCCTCACCTATTTCAACTTACAGAAGTACTTGAAGATCCACTTCATCAAGGCCGTTGTTGCCCCTGTTGTTGCTTAAAGTGATGAATATTTAAGAAGGCACGTGATGCGTGCCATTTTAAATTATTATCAGTCCCGAACCTAGAAGAATGAAGCGCCAACATGGCGTTTCATTTCTTCGACGGTTTAAAGTGACTACGACTGCTTAAAGCGTTAAAAAAAACAAAAACAAAAACAAAAACAAAAACAAATAAATAAAACACAGCGAAAAACCGCTCTAAAATTAAAAAAAAACAAAAAAAAATAAATAAAATTCCCACCATTTTATTTATTTTTTCACATACAACTGTATATAAAAACATGGCCAAAAAAGCACTTTTGATCGGAATCAACTACTACGACACTCCCTCAAACAAACTCTACGGCTGTATCAACGACACTATTAATATGCGCAACATGTTGATCGACGCATACGGATACGACTCCAATAATATCGCGGTTTTGCGTGACGACGCCGCCGATTCCATCAATAAACCCACCTGCGCAAACATACTTAGCAGCTTATCTTCCATCATCGCCATTAGCGCAAGTCTAAAAGAAATCTGGATCCATTACAGCGGCCACGGCAGCCAAATTCGCGACATGAATGGAGACGAAACTGACGGACTTGATGAAATTATCGTACCCTGCGACTATGCGAAAAATGGATTCATCAGTGACGATATGATTTTCAACATCGTTAGGCAAAGCAAATGCCCAACCATTCTCGTGTTTGACAGCTGCAACAGCGGAACCATGTGCGACCTCATGTGGAATTTCAACGCAGTATCGTCCACAAAAGTGGCCGCCGTCAAAACTGCAAACAACCTTGTTCAAAATCCCAACATCTTTTGTTTCTCGGGGTGCCGAGACCCGCAAACAAGTGCCGATATATACAACTCGTTCGCACAACAGTCGTGCGGGGCACTCACGAATGCAATCGCCGAATGTATGCGATTCAACAGACATGCCGTTGATGTGAAAAAACTCTACCTCGACATAGTAACCTACATTAAGCAGCAAGGACTTGAGCAGATCCCGCAAATCAGCTCGTCATCGCAAAATCCTTCTTATAAAATCGTGAAAACTGTGACGCCTAACACGACAATGGCAACCGGCGCTTTGCTTAAACAAGCCATGAAGACCGTTTTGCGAAATTTGTAAAGGGTTGACTAACTCTGGATAAGCTTTGTAAAAATAATTTTGTCTTTGATGACGTTATGTTATAATAATGATATTTTAAAACAAATTAAAAAATTCATTTTATTGTGTTTATTGGTATCATATAATGTCAACCAAAATCTGGAAAACAAAAAGTAGAGATGAATGTAAATCTAGAATAATAAATTATATTAAACAATTAAATAACGAAAAATCTTTGTTACTTGATTTAAAGAAGACCAAATTTAACTGTTTGGAAAGATTTATGTATGAAAGTGCAATGTTTCATAATAAGCAATTACATACGAATGACTCTCCAACATTTTTTGTGGAGTTTTCGTGTAAAAACAATTTTGACACGCACCGCCTTCATGTGAACTATGACGAATATGAAAAGACAACCGGCACATATGTATGTCCTTTGCAATCATGTATATGTTACTTTACAAAGAGTGATTGTCCCACAATAATAACAAATATTGACATGGATAACTATTTATATAAAGAATTTGACACGCAGAATGAGGTATTTTTATCTTTTCCTGAAGTAGACAAACAGATAACATTTGATGGAAAGTTCTTCCATGGATCAACATCATTAACAGAAAACGACGTATTTCTAGACGTATATATAATTGCTATAAATATATGGAATACAAAACCGACGAATGTGGAATATTATAAGGGTGATAATGAATCAGAACATGAACCAATTATTCTTTCATTTGAAGAAGACAAAAATATAGATAAAATTATAGTGAAAAATAACATGATAAATACAGAATTGTTTGAAAATCTTTTATATAGAGGAGATAAAACGGCAATGTATGAGTTCAAAAAATTAGTAAATCAAAATATTAGGGCATACAGATTTACAACAACAAACTTAGAAGCGACCGATAAGCAAGCGACCGATAAGCAAGCGACCGATAAGCAAGCGACCGATAAGCAAGCGACCGATAAGCAAGCGACCGATAAGCAAGCGACAAAAAACATTATCGATGAAATAAATGAAATTATGACCCATACACTAAAATACAATCGTTTTATGCAGAGGTTTAAATATTCCAAGGTTTACACACCGGATATATGCAGATACATAATAAATGAGTCCGAAAAATACGCAACAAATAATGGCGGTTGGACAACGACGCGACACAAAACATATCCAACTACAGATGTACCTGTTGATAAAATATCATCAATTTTCACCCTTATATTAGAAACCCTACAAACAATTTTATACAAAGTACAAAAGTCATACGGGTTAAGTGAAGGAATATTATTCAACGTAAACGAAATGTTTGTGGTTAAATACAAAGACGATGAACAAAATCATCTAGAAATGCATTACGATGGGTCATTTATTTCGTTTAATATTTTATTAAGCAACCCAACCGATTTTGAAGGTGGCGGAACCTACTTTGAAGACGGGGTTACCATGGATTTAGACCAAGGTGACATGTTATTACATTCTGGTCATACGAAGCATGCAGGTCAAAGGATAACCAAGGGATCGCGATATATTTTGGTTGGTTTTATAGATATAAAATTACAAAATGAAACCAAGTCTGATTTTGACTGTTGTGCACTCAATTTTGATTAAAATATTATTTTTGTGAAAAAATATTTTATAAAACAACACGCAATTTCCATGCTACACAAATGCGCATATTTTTAATATAACGATTAAATGCAACGCCTTTATGAAAAAACATAGATGGAAAAGATACTCCGCGATTATGCCTAGGTTCCAATGCTAATGTAAAATTATCAATAGATGGAACTTTAAAAAAAATATTTCCACCAATATCTTCTATAATATCATTTGGGATTGGCGAAATATATAAACAGAAAGTTATGGTATTTGGGTCGGTACTATCTTGGTGAAAACAGCCGTCGAGTCCAAAAGTTTGTCCATTGGCATACACGCGATCTATGCTTACTCTTAATCCGAGTGTGGTTTCTATTTTTTCCTTCAAATATGCATTAAAAAATTCAACTTTCATCAAGTCCATGTAGAAAAATGGGGTGCTCATTTTATTACTTTTGTCTGAAGTATGACCATACTCCCATCTACCATCTTTTATAATATTTTTACACGTTTCAAGGTCTTCATTTTTTAAAAAATTATCATGAACTTTGATTTGTTCCATTTGTTTATAAAAACTCGTAAAATTTCTATATTGTTTTGTTATTTTCTATTAAATTTTGTACACGTTTATTTACATAATGGTTTGTATTCACATATAACCATCCAGTAATTATGTATTTATCAGACGATACTGGCATTTTACCACAATGCGGGAATGTCCAAGTTGCTGGAAATAATACGAGTTTACCCGCTGTAGGTTTTATACGCAAATGACCAAAAAATTCAGTTTCTCCCCCTTCAACGACATCATTTAAATAAAATATAAAGGTAATAACACGAAATCTGGACTTTTCATGTTGACATAGAAAGTCATGATGGTACTCAAATTTTCCTTTATTTTTAATGTATTTTTGCATCATAAACATGTCATTTTGTAAAAAATTAGAACCAATATATCCTGGTGACAAAATATTTAATTTATCAATAATATTTAACTGATTAAAGTATTTTTTTAAATTATTTTTTAATTCTGTATTTAAAAATAAATGAATGCGTTCCCATCTTAAAGTTTCATGTGAAATAATAAAATCAATAGTATCTTTATATGAGGGATTATATCCAGCACCAGTAACACCATTATACCTACCTTCCTCTTTTTCATACATGTCTATAATATTTTTACATAATAATGGTGAAATTGAGTAGTCATTTGTATAAATTAGTTTTTCTTCAAATTTTTGCATAATTTTATAATTGTAGTTATAGGTACACTTGTAAATATATTTATAAGAATAAATATAAAATTATAACTAGAACTATATTTATAATTTTATGTCGAAAATTGAACATCAGGGTAAAAATTACAAAATTATAGAATATTTAAATAGTAACGTTTTTGTAATAGAAAACGTTATTAATAGTGAAACTTGCATCAAACTTATTTCAGAAATAAGAAGAAGCTACTGTGAACAACTTGATTTTACAGAAGGAAATAATGTTGAATGTTTCATAACAGATAACAAAGCAAATCCAAAAATGATCGAATACTTTACAGAAAAAATGATGGAGTTGATTCATGAAATGGTGTTACTGAAAAGTATACCCATAAGTTCACTAAGTAATATTGAAGTACGTAAAGTTTATGGAGAGACGCGCAATCATGCAGACGGTACGTGTAATGACACGATTGTTCATCCAACACGAAATCATAATATAAAAGTAGTTAGGTCGTTAACTATAGTTGGTACTTTAAATGATGACTATGAAGGAGGAGAATATAATTTCCCTTCACAAAATTTAAAAATTAAATTGAAAGCTGGATCTTTTGTTATGTTTCCTCCATATTGGACACATCCTCATTCAGTAAGCAAAATAATAACAAAACCAAACAGTAATGAATATAGATATATAGTAAGCACTTGGGGATTAGACAAATTCTTTATAAAATACAGCGATGACAATAACGTAAATAATATATATGTATTATAAATTTTTATTCTTCATATTTTATTGTTATAAACCCTACCAAGATATACCTTAATCCTTTTTGTACAGGGAGACCAATATGGTCCATTTTGCCACAGTGTATTAACATATTTCCTACATCACTTTTAAAAGAGAGACCATCATCAAATATAACTCCACCTCCCTCATACTCATTCATACTATTCAAAGCAATATTAAAAGTTATAAAAGAAGAATCCGTATGCCTTTCTATGCCAGATATATATTCATCACTATATTTAATTATATTCAAACTATTAATATTATACTTAGTTTCCGATGGTAAACAGTATGATTTTTCAATTATGTCTATAATATTTCCAACTTCATATTTCAAGAAATAATTATGTATATTATCCACTTTCGACAACGCTATGTCTGTGGTTACGACCCTTTTAAAATTTTTAGTTTCCCAACCATGAACACTTGCATATTTTTCTGTTTCATCTATAAACCATTTACATAGTTTTACTGGTAAAACATTATTTATTTGAAATCTTTGATAAAATCGATTTATCTTAAAATTAAACTTGTCCATATCAATTATATGTTTAATTACATCTCCGAATTTAGCTGTTAATTTTTTTTCAATTTCAAGATTGACGTCATATATGTCAGTAAACTCAATATTTTTAGGATGCCCTTCGTCGGCAAGTGTCATCCAAATAAATTTAATACAATCATTATTATTATTGTTTTGATAAAGCAACTCTTGATAAAACTCGTAGTTTAAACAATTATGAACTTCTACGCTGCCGACTTTCTCTTCAATGGTAGGCAAGTCTTGAAAATATTTTACATTAGATGGTGAACTTGAGTCAAATATATTCATAAACAAAACAATCGGTAAGTTTTCAGAGTCTCTATTTATGAATACTGAAGCATTTCTACTATTGTAAGTTATATGTTTTTGTTTTTCTGAAATGGAAACTAATACTTTTTTACCTTTCTCGTAATTTTTATACTTCTTGTACTTAAATGTATCAAATGAGACATCTGTGAAAACCGCCATAAAATTTGGCGCATCTTGTAGAAATGTAACTGACGAAATTAATGGTACGCGATCTTTCACAAATTTCACTGTATTGCATGTTGGGGTTTCAAAATAAAACTCAATTGAAACATCATTTATATTTTTACCGATTTTACTACAATTAATAACAGCAATTTGTTTAACGTAATCATTTGCTTCATCGATATTTTGCTTTTTCCCAATTATTTCTTCGGCAATATTTAGATTAGGTTCTCCTGCCAACTTGTAGACATTTGCTAACATTTATATATAATAATATATATTTCAAGTATCTATATTATTTCTTTAACTATTTTTCAATTCCAAGTATTGGACGCTTGTCATTTACAAGGTCAGCATAGCAACCATTTTTATCAACATAGTGAAGAAATATTTGAATTTGCTCGGTTCCATCATACGGTTCTCGCCAATGCTCTATTTCAATTCCTTTATAAATAATCAAATCGCCTGGACATAAGGATATACCAACTTCCTTTTCACCTGCAAAAAAAATATCCCACGGTTCTTTATCAATTGAAATACAAATTGTTGCAGAGTACTCACAAGCAGGTCGATCTCTATGTTTTACTAACTCTGAATTCTTATAGTACACGCGCATATATGAACATGTCGGTAACAATTCTTTACCAACATGTCTTTCAATTATTGGTTTTAAAATTAATAGAAGTGCATCATACATAAAGAATCCATATTTCGCGAAAGATCTTGGACAATCTGAATCGCCAAATGGATATTCATTTTGGAATTTTTTTTTTTTAAAACACTCAACGCGTTCAAATAGTTTGGTTTGAGTTTTCAAAAGTTCAATAACTTCTGTGTTTAGTACATTTCTTAAAACTAAGTATCCTACTGTATCCATTCAAATAATATTATTATTTATTATTATTTATTATTTATATCTTAATAATAATAAATTATTTTTACGTTTGTTTTACCTACTTATAGTTTCCAAAAATATTTTGTGCATATATTACCACTTATTTTAAGTTTGGTTAGTTTTATATTTTAGTTATATTTTTTGATAATCATATACCCATCCAGTTATTATATATTTATTTGAAGAAATTGGCATTCTTCCACAATGGGGAAATGTCCATGACGAAGGAAATAAAACAAGCTTTCCACATTTTGGAGTAATACGGACTTCGCCTCCAAAATATTCTGTTTCTCCTCCTTCACTTACATCATTTAAATAAAAAATATATGTTATTACGCGAAACTTTTGTTTGCCTGTGTCCATATGAAAATCATTATGGTAAGTATATTTTCCCTCGTTTTGAATATATCTTTGCACCATAAATTGCGTAATTTCTAATTTATCACTAAAAAAAACATAATCAGCTTCTGCATATTTTCCTATCATGGATCTATAATTTTTGATATTGTATGCCAACTCGCTCTCTAGACATTCGTATATATTCTTCCATTTGCCAGATTTACTAATGTTAATATTCATTGTGTCCTTTATACTTTTGTTAACTCCCGACATAATAAGACCGTCTGATTTATCTGGCGAAGATTCAAATAAATTAATTATTTCATCGCATATTTCCGGACAAAGTGAATAATCATTTTCATATATGAATTTAGCTTTCATAACTTAATTATTGTAATAAATATTTAAATGTTTATCTTTTTAAATGTTTATATATATTAAATACTGTAAATGTCGAAATTTACATACAAAGGCGTAAACTTACAAGATATAGTTGTTAATGGACCGTCAAGTGTCACAAATTTTACCACAATAAATTATAAACCTGCGTCCGCATACTCAACTGAAAGACCATTGCCTTTTAATTTTACACAAAATGGTACAGATATTTCTATGCTAATGGATGCATCATTTATAGACTTAACTACTGGTACTGGAACTATTGTTTTATCTCCTAGTATTAACTCAGTTCGTGCCGTATTAGAGGGTGGTGGTGGAGGTGGTGGTGGGTGTGGCGGATGTGGCGTTGGTGGTGGTCCCGCCCCAAATCCTAGACAGAATGGTAATAATGGTATGAACGGAGCTGCTGGTGGAATTGTATATCTAAGTGATACATCGATTGCTAATAATCGAACGATTACGTACACAGTAGGTTCAGCAGGAGGGCTAGGAGGAAACGGACCAAATAATGGAAACACTGACGACACTACAAGACAATATGGCGATGATGGTATAGCGGGCGGAGCGGGACAAGTAACTACAATTACTCTTTTGGGAACAACCACTATTACAGCCAATGCAGGTACTGGCGGTGACGGCGGTCAAGGTGGACCAAGCGGCGCAAATGCTGTAACTCCGGCAGTTACAAATTATACTAATCCAGCAGCCGTTACATATCAACAAAATGGAAATTCCGCTACAACTGTCATACCTCCTGAAATTAATCCATTATCTTATAAAAATGCCTATGCCAATTATGGTAATGGAACACCATCCGGACCTGGATCCGGTACTGCAGGTGACCCCGGATTCATTCGCATTTATTTATTAAAGGATTAAGCAAATACTCGTTAATAAAAAGGTTTAAAGAGTTGCATATTGTCTTTCTTATTACACGCCATGTCCGAAGGAGTCCGCTACCAAATCGAAGAAATCGAATCCGAACCCGCAGTCCCTCCCTTTATCACCGAATACATCGCAAAAACAAAACCCCACATCATCTTCTTAACCCCCTGCTACAACAGCAGCATGTACGTCACCTACACCGAATCCCTTCTCCAAACCATGTTCATGTGCAAAGACCTTGGCATCAATGCCACCGTACACTTTTGCCGCAACGACAGTCTCGTGTCCCGCGCCCGCAACAACTTGATCGCCAAAGCCATGAACATCAAGACCGCAACCCATTTCATGTTCATCGACGCCGACATCACTTGGAGCCCCTATGATATCCTAAAATTGTTGGTCGCCGACAAGCCCATCGTCGGCGGCATCTATCCCATCAAACACTACGCTTGGGACAAGCTTTTGCAAAGTGGAGGAGGAATCGAAGCCATCATGGAGAGAAGACAAAAGTCCCAACTCAAAGAGTCCATGTCGCCTAAAGATTACTTGCAGACCAACATGGTGCGATACAACATCAACTACAGTTCCAATATGCTGGAGATCAACAACAACTTGGCGAAAGTTAAGCACTTGGCCACCGGGTTCATGATGATTAAGCGCAACGTCATCGAGGTCATGTCCAAGGCCTTTCCGCAAACCAAGTATGTCGATGACGTCAACTTTTTGTCGGGGTCGGAAAATGACTTCGCTTTCGCGTTGTTCGACTGCGGTGTCGAGGAGGGGCACTATTTGTCCGAGGACTGGATGTTTTGCCACCGATGGACTAAAATGGGCGGGTCCGTTTTCGCCGATATCACCATCAATCTCGACCACACCGGCATCGAAGTCTTTAAGGGGACTTATATCTCCTCCATCATGTAAAGGAAACCTACGGTTTCCTTTTAATCCTTCCCTTTAATGGAAACATAATTCTTTACCTTTCACATATTATTGGGTTGTCTTTTATAATATTTGATAAAAACATTATAAAATTCTAGAAAAAAAAGAAAGTATGGGATCTAAAGGGAACGACGAGTTCCCTTTGAAGGATATAAAGGCATAAGCTGAAAGCAGTCCATAGGTTTCCTTTATAAATGAACGACATCGACGCACTCACTCTCAAGCTCTTAACCAGTAAGCGACGCTACAACAACTATTTAGCCACCGCCAATCCCGAAAAGTCCACGCAAATCCAGGAGTACTATGCGAAGGTCCGCAAATCAAGTGGTCGCATCAAGCAGCTGATCGGCAAATACTTGGACAATCCCGAGACCGAAACCAGCAACGAAATCGATGAACTTATGGAGACTTGTTTTAAAACCTTGTTGAAACACTTTGATATGCAAGACTTTGAAGACAAATGTGCCAAGCATAATTTCGATGCCGTGGATACGTCGTCTGACGAAGAAGAGGAAGAAGAAGGTGATGAAGTAAATGATGAAGAAGTTTTCAACGAAGTAAATGAAGATTTAAATGATGAAAAGGAAGACAAAGTTGAAGACAAAAATAAAACAAATGCTAGTGCATCGTTTTGGGGCAAAAATGTAACGAAAACAAAGGGTATGTCTTCGACATTAGCAACCGGTATGTCTTCGACATTAGCAACCGGTATGTCTTCGACATTAGCAACCGGTATGTCTTCGACATTAGACAAATTCATCAAAAAATCCAAGTAAGCTTATTGTTCAATGCAGCCCAATTATAATAACATGCCACTATAGACTATAATGTCGTTGCAAGAAACCTCTATGAAAGTAAAATCAGGAAAATACACATTTATTATCAAAGAAAAAACAATAATGCGAGAGGAAGACATAATGTATACAACTCTTCAAATCGGTGGCGATTATCCAGATTGTGTAAGTATATTTATTCGTTATGTCAATAATAACCCATCATCTGCAAATATGTCGCACGCAATGTATGACGAGGAATGTGTCACAAATGAAAAAAATACGAATCGGATTTTGTTATCAAAAGGAGATGGTTCCAAGGTTATGATACAAACACTAATTGCATATTTAATACAAAAATATCCAACTATAACGGAAATCGAATATGATGATATGTCATCTATAGAATGCGCCACTGACGAAGAACTTTCAAGTGGAAAACCCCGAAAGCGCGGGTCAAATTTGAAACCATTGTCTCTGTATAATTTGTCAATTGCCTATAATGGACTAACTTGGTATGAAAAATACTTTGGTGGACGACAACAAAACATGGAAACTCACACAAAATATAGAGAACGCGTGAAGATATTATTACATGACAAGGCAACAAAACCTGAAAATTTTAATGATTTTATAAAAATAGCACATGTTCCTTCGAATTTATGGAGTGAATTGTTTGAATTTTATAAAACAACGGGAACATATAGTCAGTTTTTTAATTCGATACCAAAATCAGAGAGATGTCGATTACTTCGTCCATGGATTGACACATTTATGGCACACTATTTGAAAAATGTTTTTTATAATTCAAACTGGATAATGCCGGCGTTGGTGATAGGTGGCAAAAAAACACGTCAAACCAGGAGAAAAACGTCAGCGTTTTACGTTCCAAATGGAGTTCGATTTAATATTGGATATCAAATAAATTCGGGTGTTTCTATGGATAACTTGTAATTATGTTGTTATTAAGTCCTTTGTGTGTGCATCTATAACATTTTATGAATCTTATGTATATGTAGGCTCGTTAGAAAAATGCGAAGCATCAGTTTAAGCTTATTGTTCAGTGCACCCCGATATGGCTCCATATTTTCTAATTTTTGCTAATTTTGTCTTGGGAAGTCCACGGTAGAAACTGTTTTCCAGTAATGTTTTGCGCCCATTTTGCAATTTCTTTCTACTCTTCTTCAGCAATTTCACCATCCATTTTTTACTCGGACATTTCATTTTTTTGCAGAACTTGTCCGCCAACTTTTCGTAGTCAGCGTCTTCTTGAAATGCGGTGTCTAAACATCCTGGATTGCAGTACATTTGGACATAACTCTCGCATGCTATTTTTTGTGACTTTTTTGAGTCGGGTTTGAGAATGTTTGTGTAGAATTTTAGGTCTGCTTCGAGCGATTTCTTCTCGTCGTCGTTTTTAGCCTTTTTCAAATCGGATTTTATAGTTTGTCTTGTTTTTTTCATTAAACGATTCCATTTGTCGTTATCTTCCTTCATGAATTTTGGAACGAATTTTGTCTTGCACCTCTCCATTGGTTATATATAGTATATTGATGAAAAAATAAATCGTTCAAATATTCAACAGTATAAAGAATTGTCTCCTAATTATATAAGAATATAATTAATTGAAATGCCGCGAATCAAATTGTCGGAGCAATATCATGATCAAAGGGAAGAACTATGTAAAAAATTGATTGAAATCGTTGGAACCGAGTTTCTGCTCAGCGAATTGGACGAAAACGTCGAAAAACAAACCGCGATTTTGTCTTTGAAGGATGAAATCCAAAAGTGTTTTGCCGTCAGTTCCATCTCTACATTCAAACCAAGTGTAAATGACACTGTAAAACGTCACTATCTCAATATTGTGAGGGGCATTTTGAGACAACAGGGATATACTTTTCTTGGAAATGAACGTACCCAAATTTGTGAAAATGGGGTTTTAAAAAGGACAACCAAATATTATATATTTAGGAAATAATTTGTATAAATTGGGAAAAATATCCAATTTATTATCTTTAGCAAAAATATAGTAAAGATGATAAACTACACCACCGCCATGGAAACCACCAACGACAAATTCACGAACAAACCCAACTGCAAAACTGCAGTCGACGCTGACGCATATGAGAAACTCTGCCAAAAATTGCAATGCTGTTATGAAGTTATCCCAGATGATGTCCCAGTGTGCCTATACGCTGACATTGACTGCAAACATGAATATGGTCAAATGGAATTCGTACCAGAAAATACCGATACTTTCATCGATTATGCCAAGCGCGCTATAATCCATAAATTACCTGAATATGAACCGCGGTTTGCAGTTGCTGTTGCAAGCAGTCCCGACTATTTCGATAATGGAACACGACGCATGTGCCACAGCATTCACATACACATTCCAAATATAAAGATGTTGAAATGCGAACAGAAACTGTTTTGGAAAGAAATAAACGACTTCATGAATGATGATTACGATTTCAAGGATTGGCCTGATTATGCCGGGACAAACACGAATAAGTTCTTTGATACTAATGTTTATACAATAAACAGGAAATTACGGTCAGTTTATTGCTCCAAAGAGAATCAAAATCGCCCACTAAGGCTAGTAGAGGGAACGTTTAAAGATACAATAATTTCACTTGGTGACGTTGACGCTGTCATTATCGTTGGCCCACAAGAAGAACCAAAGAAAACCGTGATTAACTCCAAGCTTGATAAGTTGCCTACGGGACAATACGATAAAATCAAGCAGCTTACAGAAATCATTGATGACAAATTCATATGTTCAAAGGATTGCTACGAACATTGGATAAACATTTTATGGGCGCTGCGCTCTGAAAGCAATGATTACAAAGAGTTGGCAAAAACGATGTCAAATCGTCCCGGCGCGAATTATAATGAAGTTTCATTTGATAAGACATGGGACTCTTATAAAGACGGGAAAATAAGTATTGGCACATTTTATCATTATGCGAAGATCAGTGACCCCAATGCGTATAGTGTTATTTGTGCGAAATACTACACTGACGCAAACGCGTATAACGATATTTGTGCGAAATACTGCACTGAGATGTACATTTCGGTTCATGATTTGGAAGACGTTTTTAAATGCTCCACTATAATTGCACCAGAACTCAAGAAAACGCTCGTATTATGTAAAGAGAACTGGTATGTTTTGGTTCCTGAAACCCAATTATGGAAGCTGGTTAAAGAACCGACGTTTTATGTCATAAGTCAAATACGCAAGTACATTGATTATTCAAATGCACAGCTAGCAAACAAAATGATCGGAATCGACGGCGAAGAAAAAGACAAATTAATTGCGAATCAAAAAGAGTATCTTCGATATTACACAAAAATTAATGCCGCCGGGTACATAACCATGTGCGTTAAAAATTTGCGTGCTCAACTCGTAAACGATACATTCGAAGAAAAGCTTGACGCGACTCCTTGCATACTGGCTTTTAAAAATGGCGTCATGGACTTGAAAACAAAGACATTTAGAGAAGGGTTGCGATGGGACGATTTTTTGACAGACACGATTCCCTATGATTGGAAGCCTGCCGATCCATGTAGAATGGATTTTATAAAATCCGTATTGAAAAAAATTCTTAACAACAATACCGAACATTTGGAATACTATCTTGCTTTAATTGGATACTCTTTTATTGGGATGCCGCAGTTGGAAAAGTCGTTGTATTTTATGATTGATGGGACTGATAATGGGAAGGGAGATAATGGGAAAACTTTCTTCTTTGATATTTTGAACACCCTCATGCCGAACTATGTATACAAGTCAAAGGGATCAATGATCGAAGACGGTAATGCAAAGGTTCATAAACAACTTTGTATGACGAAGGGGAAACGACTTGTTTGGTTGGATGAATTTTCTACCAAAAAGACAAATGCCACGTTGATGAAAGAAATTGCGGATGGTAAAACGATTGAAAATGAAGTCATGTTCGGTACGAGCGAAAGCATTAATATTTTGTATAAAATGTTTATTTTAAGCAACCACATACCGAAAGTTGATTCGAACGAAGAGGCGGTATATAATCGCTATAAGCAGGTTTCCTTGGGGTCTAATTTCGATAGAACGGGGATGCGTAAAAAAGAAGACCCTGATAAACTACTGTTTATTGCAGATTGTGGTCTCAGTGACAAACTGAAAAATGAATACTACAATGAAATATTCAACCTGGTTATTGAGTATGCAGCGAAGTACTTTGTTAACAAACTGCCGCAAATACCTGAAAAGTTTCAGAAAGACGCACAAGAAACGAAATTGAAGAATGACGAGTTCCGATTGTGGTTCAATGATAACTGTGAACATGACGAATCGGGACGAGTGCCATTAGAACTTTTGAGGGAAAAGAGTGGATTTGATGATAAGACTGTAAAGGAAGGAATGAAGCGAATTGGGTTGAAGTATGATCCTAATTTATCAAAAATGGGTAAAAATATTGTGGGAAAGTCGTTTAAGGGTGGATATGAAGGATGTTCTTTTCTAAAAAATAACGATGAATAAGTTTTTCTGTTATTTCTGTTTTTCTGTTATTTCTGCTTTTTCAAAAGTTCTAATCATTTTGTTTGTTCATGAGAATACTTTTAAAAAAGCAGAAATAACAGAAAAACAGAAATAACAGAAAAACAGAAATAACAGAAAAACAGAAAAAACAGAAAAAACGATGACTTCCGATAAAATGGTGTTATTATGGATTGAAAACGAGACAAATACAAAATTTGGGCATATGCGACGAATATTAAACATTTTTAAAATATTAATTAATAAGCAACCAGAGCAACCAAGAATTCTTTGAAAACTCAAACATTTCTTTACACCTTTTCTCATTTAAAACGCCCATTATAACTCTTTGTAAATAATATAAAGAATTTTTTATAATGTATATTAAGTTATGGTTTCCTTGATTTTACATGCTTCACGCAATGAATCTTTATGAGTGAGTCCAGAAGACAAACAAATGAGTCTCATAAAGAGGAGCGTTATAAATCATTAAAGCGTCTTTCACCATTGCACTCTCAATGGAAAAAGTTAGACCATCGTAGGTGCAATTCCTACTATTGACTTTATTACTTTTCTTGTTTTCCACCCTGTAAAATGGGCGTTTTAAATGAGAAAAGGTGTAAAATAAATTAATAATAAAATTTTATAAAATATAAAATGTTTGAGTTTTCAAAGAATTCTTGGTTGCTCTGGTTGCATTTTATATTTTAAAGACACTACCAAATAAAATGGGGATTGAGTTTATTACTAATGATACTTGCAGCTGAAAAATAACCCGAAACAGTTAAAAATATATACAATGGGTAAAAGCGTCTTTACAAATAAATACTACAAAGGTGGATTTGAAGGATGTTGTTTTCAAAAAAATAACGATGAATAAGATTCTCCCATTCTCCGGATTCTCCGCTTTTTCAAAAGTATCTCATGAATAAAGAAAAATGATTAGAACTTTAAAAAACCCGGAGAATCCGGAGAAAGTGGATAAAACGATGAATAAGTTTTTCCGCTTTTTCCGCTTTTTCCGCTTTTTCCGCTTTTTTAAAAGTATTCTCATGAATAAAGAAAATGATTAGAACTTTTGAAAAAGCGGAAAAAGCGGAAAAAGCGGAAAAGAGGAAAAAACGGAAATAACGAGACGTTAATGATTTTTATTGAATGTTCCAAATGTTCCAAGAATTCTTTGAAAACTCAAACATTTTATATTTTATAAATTTTATTATTTAATTTTTTTACACCTTTTCTCATTTAAAACGCCCATTATAACTCTTTGTAAATAATATAAAGAATTTTTTATAATGTATATTAAGTTATGGTTTCCTTGATTTTACATGCTTCACGCAATGAATCTTTATGAGTGAGTCCAGAAGACAAACAAATGAGTCTCATAAAGAGGAGCGTTATAAATCATTAAAGCGTCTTTCACCATTGCACTCTCAATGGAAAAAGTTAGACCATCGTAGGTGCAATTCCTACTATTGACTTTATTACTTTTCTTGTTTTCCACCCTGTAAAATGGGCGTTTTAAATGAGAAAAGGTGTAAACAAATGTTTCATTTTTCAAAGAATTCTTGGAACCACTGGAACCATTTTGTTTTTTATATACCCCCCAATAAATTGTTTTGAATTTACAAAGGATGATACTCCTATCTGGTTGCATTTTATATTTTAAAGACACTCCAAATAAAATGGGGTTGAGTTTATTACTTTTGTATTTTGAAGAAACAAAGACAAATATGACAAAAAATTTAAAGATTTTTTTCCAGAGACTATAATGACAATTTCTCAGTTCAAAACCCAAGCATCTTTAAAAAAACATTTTCGTGAAATTATTGATAGGATTGGACTATGCGATAGTGTAAAATTAAAACATCCACAAGACTTTTTAGACTTTTGTGAAGTATTTAAACGACATTCCGAATATCCTGACAAGTTCTTTGGATTTGTTGATATTAAAATCAGTTATAATCCTGAATTTAAAAATCAGTTAGTTGTATATATTATAAAACACAACGGGGACATCGATAATGTATCAGTTATGAATAATTGCGTAACAGGCCATCCAAAAGATATTTTAAAAATAGCCATGCGGGTCTCTGTTCAACCACAAATTGACAAATATAAAAACAATAATTCCATAAAGGAATGTGAATTGTGTGGCGAAAAAGATAAAATAGAAATAGACCACCATAGTGAGAAAATGCCATTTGCTCGACTATATTTTGACTTTATTGAGATGAATACATTACCTATACCAACGACATTCGAAGACACAAAAAGTCATATGAAATGTTTCAAGGAAGTAGATTCTAAATTTGAAGAAAAATGGATACAATATCATTCAGAAAATGCAATTTTAAGAATGTTATGTAAAACATGCAATGGTTCTCAACCAAAATATAAAAAATAGATGTTAGTCGCGTAATAAAAACAACTTTTTGTGTTTGTTTTTATTTGTTTGTTTTTTGTTGTTTCCCCCCAATACAGCAGCCAATGTGGTATTTTTGCACGTTTATTATGACAACGTTAACGGCACCAGTCTCATGGATTTTATCGATCTTTAAACTTTATTATTTAATCTTTAAGGGCGCACCTATTTACAAATCGAAATCGATATGAAATTTTCGTGCTGTTGAACTTTTAGTTTTGAAGGTTGATCTTTCAACTTTAAGCTTTAACCTTTAACTCTCTATGCGATTTGGTTTTTGGTCAAATTACATTTTTATAATGTTTGGCTTGCTCAATTTATTGGATGATATTGATAAGCGACAATATCAAGCGCCATAATGGGAATTTGAAAAAGTTTCGCTGTATTGGGGGGTAAGGATTTAATTTTTAGATTTCGACCTTTGTCAAAGCATTTGATTCACTCAAGACATAATCGACATTCGCATTAAACTCGCGAATGGTTGTCTCCAAGCCCTTGATGACAACGTCTAGATTCAAGGGGTCGAATATCTCGATGGGATCGCCCTTGGCAATGCCTTCAGACACGGTCTGGATCACGTGCGCATCCGGCTTCGAATCCTTTCCACAAATGATCCGCACATTGTCGTCGATCTTTTGCTGCACACGCATCTTGTGCGCTTCTGTGTCGATCGTGACCTGCTGACGCTGCCGGACCATCTCCTCGAGCATATAGGTCTGATACGCAATTGTATTCTTGAACTCGATGGCTTGGCTGACGGTCATTTTTCGGCCTGCGATCTCGACCTCGGTGGTCGCATTCGACAAAACGATCGCATTCTTGATCTTCTGCTTGCGAGCAATCAAATCGTTGAGTGATTGGTACTCGGCCAAAAGGGTCTTTCGGAACTCCTCTTCGGACTGATTGTAGTTCTTCTGCTTTGTCTTGTAAAGAATGAATGTGGTGCCGTTGATGATTTTTGAAATTCTTGCATCGAGGGTTTTAAGCTCGACGAGACAACGAGTTATTGATAATGATGATGATGAAGATAATGCCATTTTTAAGGTCTTACAAGAACTTTGCGATTTGTCTTTATATCTTTATCTTAAAATGATTTTGTCTTAAGTCAGAACAATGTGCAAGTAAACATCCGACAAGGCATCCACGCTGAAGATAACCGTCTTGTTCGCAAGAGGAATGCCTTCGCCCTTTTTCAAAATAGTTTGTTCCCTTTTTATTTTCAGATCATCAAGACAAAATGTCCTCGTACTGGTTCCAAGAAGGTATTCGATTGTCTCTTTGCCCCAAATTTCCAACATCTTATATTCAAGAGACAAATGAATGTTGTTGTCTTCATCGAGCTCCACATTGTCGGGCAATTCCGGCTCGCACTGCACCACGATTCCCAATTTGTCGTAGATGAGCTCACCATGCCACAGCGGCACGAAACAAACATTGTCTTCACTAATCTTCAATTTATAAACAGACTGGTTGAGCAAGTCGTCCATGTTGGGGTTCAAGACAATGGTTTCGTTGGGCGCCGCATTTTTCCGCCGAATGATTTCGCAAACAGTGTTCAAAAAGTCCTCCGACAAATGAAGACAATCTTTGTATTTCATCAGGATATCGTAGATTTTGGTGGCCCTCCTTGCGTCCATTTTTTCAAAGACCTCGGTCTCGCATGTCTCGATAATGCGCATAAGTAGTGGATGGAAAACGCGTTTCTGCAAGGTCTGGTTATTGTAGAGCGTCTCGAAAAAGGATGAGACGGACGAAGCCCACGAGTTCATTGTGCCGCCGTCGTTGCAATTGGCTTGCGGATTGTCTACGTGCAAGAGTAAGAAGTCGTGTGCCTCCTTGATTTCCTGATATTTGGAGTGCGCATCAGGGGCCTTGTTTTTGTCTGGATGATATTTGAGTGCCATAAGTTTGTACTGTTTTCGGACGGTTTGTAAAGACAAATTTTTAGTAGTAGACGAATCGATATCCAGCGCTTTACATGCCTTTTGGAAGCTCTGCATACTTAAATGTCTTGATTATAATGTAGTGCATCATACTTTCTAAGTGATAAATCGGCCTATAGTTATTATTGTAGTACTTCAAGAAGGTGTAGGTGCGCGTCAAAACGTCGGTGACCTCGGGTCCTTTCAAGTGATCATTTTCAACAAAGTGTGACAAAATGTACCAGAGACATTCGACCACGTCCAAATTGTAAATCAAGATGTCGTAGAGGGCGTCGCGGAAACTGGCGTGGACGAGTTTTTCGGGCGCGAGCATTTGCGCAATGACCACGTCGCAAATGACGTTGAAAATGTCGTCGGGCATTTTGTCTTTGTTCTCGATATTATTGAAGAAGTTGAACTCTTTGATGTTGAGAACGTTTTCGTGGGACATGGACTCGATGATTTCGCAGGTCTTGTTTGTACTGGATTCGTTTTTCAGTCGGCAGTTCGACACCTTTTGCACGAATTCTTCCTCGACGGAGACGGCGTCGTGTTGCGCTTTATTATACCTTCTGGTTTTGGGTTGTTGTCTTATCATTTCTTTATATGCCTCTTTAAGGGGTCTCGAGACGGAGATCTTCTCGCACGTTTGCAGAATGTTGTTGGGGATGAAGCTCAAGTGTTCTGTGATGATGATGAATCGAAGTTGGACGGAAGACAATTTGGTGCTGTATTCTTGCATATAACTGTAGAAGATCTCGAGGAGTTCGCCGTGGATAAAGTGGAAATTCTTGCAAACGATGATGCCGATTTTGTCTTGTTTTACCGAGACAATGTCGACGATTTGTTGAACGATGTCGTGCCAGATGAGTTTGGAGTTGCAGCCGAGCAGGGACATGTCGATTTCGTAGTGTATGTCGCTGATGTGGTATTGGTAGTTGTATTTTTCTGTTTGGAGTTGTATTTTTTTATCGTGTTGCAATAAGCTGGGACTGTATTTGCGAATGGCGGCGAGCATCTGCGTGTATTTGCCGACGCCTGAGGGGCCGTAGAAAACGAGATTGGTTAGATTGTGGACATTTGGGGGGAATCTATCGAAAAAGGGCGCCAACTCTGGGTGCAAATTGTAGTTGCTAACGGCCTTCAAATATTCGTCGAAATGGGTTTCGTAGTACTTCATGTTTTAAGGAGTTTTAAGACAAAATCTCTAATTTGTTTTTTATTTTTTAGACAAAAACACTTTGTACTGGGCCGACCATGCCGACTTTGTCTAAGAACTCGCGGTAATGGACGTGGCTTTCGAGTTGTTTGCCAGAGGGAACGACGTATTCGGTGCCCTTGTTGAAGGTGAGGATGGCCTCGCCATTATCGTTAGCATTTACGACGCCGCTATTGCTGTAGTCGTCGTAGGCTTCAGACACCTCTGGTTTATTACCGTCCTTGTCGTCCTTTAAGTCCTTACCCGGTTTCGCGGCCCAAAAGACCACCTTGGCATTGGGTTGAACGTGGACTTTCACGGTGGTATCCCCAATATTTGTCTTGAGAGGTACAACGGCGGAAGGGAGGACGGAGTTTCCGAGGAAAGGCAACCAGGTGTCGCGATCGAGCGCAACGATGACGGCGCAAATGGCGAAGATAGCGTACAATATTTTGTCGATGGGTGCGCGTTTACTGAAAATGCGGAAAAAGACAAGATTCATGTATTCAGCTAAATTTAAGTTGAAGAAAAGGGCGCCGTAGTGGGCGGCGCTGAACAAGACAATGCCCATGATAATCATGCGCAAAGTGTACATGGTGTAGATTTCGTTCATCATATTTGTTGTTATACTTTGTAGTAAGAAACAATTGTGCATTTTGTTTTGTCTTTTGTTTTTTAGAGAACACAAGACAAAAATATTTTATACCGATTTATACCTTGATTTTGGCAAACTTGATTGCATGGATTGTTTCGGTAGTTGTCGCAACAAGCAAAAGTGAAATCATAATTCCCAATAAGTTTACGTTTTCATTTTGAATGAAGACAAAAAGGTAGAGTAAGACAATCCCAACAATGAACGAAATTGTGAAAATGTTCAAATATTTGGCATAATCATCGTTGAGTTTCAAGTCGAATGATTTTTTTGCATTTGACCTATGTGAATATGCGCTAAGAACCTTTATTAAACTGTAAAAATGAAGAAAGACAATTCCTGTAAGGAGAAGGAAAATAACTGGTACATATGGATATGGTGTTACTATTTTTAATATATCTACGAATTCTTCGTATTGACCACTCGCGTAAATGTAAAATAGCGAAAGGATAAAAGCGAGTATCATCAGTATGAAACCAAAATATTTTGTGTGTTTTTTGAAGACGTAGATGAATGCATTTGCGTATAAAATCAAGACAACCAATAGGAGTAGTGGGCTGTTCATTTACAATGTGGGTATATTTTATTTGTTCTTTTTATCTTTATGTGACTCTTTTTTGTCTTTTTTGGACTTCTTCTTGTCTTTCGACCTCTTCTTGTCTTTCGACTTTTTTTTGTCTTTATGCGACCTCTTTTTGTCTTTATGCGACCTCTTTTTGTCTTTATGCGACCTCTTTTTATCTTTATGCGACCTCTTCTTCTCTTTCTTTTCATCTTCTGAAGAGTTATTTTCAGTGATAATCAACTTGATGTCGCCTTCACTTGGAAGAACGTCTTCTCTATCATCGTTAACAATCTCACTTAAATCATCATTTGTATCTATTTGATCGTTCAAAAACACATTGCCTTCGTATATTTCTTTCAATTCTTTTTCACCATTATCATCGAGAACAATTTCATAAAGAGCAATACCTTCTTGGTTGTTTGGCTCATATCGTATTCGGTCGCCATGGTTACCCTTTTCCAAGTAGTCATACAATTCACCGTCATAAGCCAAGTATATTTGCATGTTTTTTTGTTATATAGAGTATTGAGACAAGAAGATTTATTTATTTGTCTTCTAAGTAAGTGTTTGTAATCCAATCGATCATTTCTTTCCCGTCAATCTTGTCGAATGTTTTCTTGTAAGATTTGAGGTCGAAGAACTCTGGTTTTTTCATCTTGCTTGTCTTGTAGTAAATGTAGGGTCCATATTTCCCCTTGCGGATGCTGAGATCGTCGCTAAGATTTTTTAGAACGCATTCTTTTTCAATGTATTTCAAAACATCATCCAAGACAATTTCTGCAAAGGGTTTCTTAAGTTTATTCAGCGATACGCGTATACCGTCGTTATACTCGACGTAGGGTCCAAATTTGCCCGTCTTTAATTCGACCGAATGTTCATGCCATGTTCCTAAAATATGATTGCTTGCTTCCGCCAATTCCTCGAAAGTGTAGTCGCCGGTATCCAGTCGTGTTTGGTCAAGTTTGAGGTCTTTCTTGACGTTCCTGTAAAGTTCGCTTTTGTTTTCGTTCAAGTCTTTAGAAACACATTTCAATAAGTATCCTGATTTGTAGAACATCAAGACAAAATCATCATTGTCTTTTAGTTTGTATATCTTCTTCTCTAGTTTATCGATGCTTTTGATTTGGGTTTTCATCTCTTTATAACAGTCTTTGCAAACATTGTACCAAAGTTCGTCGCCCTTGGCAACCAAATCGAGTCGGTCTTCCATTTGTCTTGTGTAGTCATACGAAAACAAGTTCTCAAAATAGGTTAGCAAGAAGTCGATGGTGGCTGTGCCAACCGGTTCTATAACGAGTCTGTCGTGCTCCTTTCCATACGTTTTGTTCACCTTGGTTTCCGTGGGGTCTTTTTCGCCAGATCGTAACATGTATTCGACGCATTTTGTTACGGTCCCTTCGATGTCTCTTTTGTCTACATATTTGCGCGCCTGAATTGTGTCAACTAGCATCGAGTATGTAGAGGGGCGTCCGATGCCTTTGTCTTCGAGTTCGCCGATGAGACTGGCTTCCGAGAACCGTGTGTGTCTGTTTGTAAATCCGACGGTGGATTGGATATAGTTGTATTTGACGGATTTACATGTCTGGAATCGCATGACCATGGAGGAGATGAGTTCGGGTGAGAATGTTTTTTTGTCTTCGTTTAAAACAAGGTCCAAGAACCCGTTGAATTTGGGGATCTCGAGCGTATACTTGTACGAGCGCGTTTGGGGGGCGTTTATTTCAAGGGGCAGCGTATTGATTACTGCTGGTGCCATGCAACTTTGCACCGTGTTTTGCCAAATGAGTTTGTAGACGCGCTCAATCCCCTGTGTATTTTTATCTGAAATCAAGACAAGTTCGCGCATATTGACATTTGTGACTCGTATGGCCTCGTGCGGATTTGCGGAATCGTTGTTGCCATGCGTTTCCATCAAAGTAGGGTTCGCATGTTTTTCGCTAAATTTGTCTTTGATGTATTTGGTTGCTACCTCGATGAATGTAGGGGAATATTTGCGATTTTCCGTCCGCATGTAGGTGATGTGCCCCATTTGGTACAAGGTTTGGCAACAGGCCATCGTGTTTTTTGCGGATAGATGGAGGAAATTATTGGCCGCTTGGAGAAGTGCGGATGTGTTGAAGGGTTTTGGGGGAGTGCGCTCTACAAGTTTGTAGGCGTGTGTTTTGAAGGTATGTTCGTAGTTGACGGATTCCGCCATGAATTCTTTTACTAAGGTCTCGTTGTCAAAGTCTTTGTCCAGTTCGAACATGAGGTTTTGTGGGAAGAAGCATGCGACGATCTTGTGTTTTTGTAAGACCTCTTTTCCCTTGGCTTCAATTTCATTTTCGTTGACGAGTCTTAGCGCAGGTGTTTGGCATCGACCGGCTGACAATTGGTTATTATTAAGATATTTCCAAAGAAGTGGAGACAAAGTGAATCCAACCAACATGTCGAGGACTTGTCTTGCTTGTTGTGCTTGGACCAAGTTCATGTCGATGGTTCTTGGGGTTTGCACGGCCTTGAGTAAAGCGGTTTTGGTGATCTCATGGAAGACTATTCGGTTTGTTGTCTCGATGGGTAGATCGAAAACTTCGCAAATGTGCCATGCGATGGCTTCCCCTTCACGATCGGCATCGGTGGCAACGATCACGTCTTCTTTTTGAAATTGTGAGACAATTGCGGCCATTCGCTTGACGTGGGCCTTTTTGTCGGGGTCCAACGAAAAAACCGTTTCGAAATTGTGTTTGGTGTCTATGGATTTGATGTCTTTGATTATACGGATATGACCATTACATGATATGCATTTATAGTTGGCACCGAGATAGGTTTCGATGATTCCACATTTTGAGCTTGATTCGACGATCAAGAGTTTTTTGGTCATGTTTTTGTTTAGATGTTTCTTTTAATGCTTTTAAACAAGATGTGTGTAAACTTTTTTATGTGATTGTATAGTATATGAGTACTAGACGCAATCGCAGGGCAGTAAATAAAAACAGGCGAACAAAGTATCGTCGAGTTGTTGGTGGAAATGCAGATAGAATACTGTCCAAAATCGAAGCTCTTAAGCAGTTGAGTCATAGTTTCGACTTGAAAAATAGATTCAGTTCACTGCCATCATTTAATAAGGAGAGTAGTTTAGTTACATCGGAAGATATCGATAGTTGGTTACTGGACTCGACAAAGCAGGGTCAGTGTCCTCTTCCGAAATATTTAAGGCAAATTCGAAAGATTTTGGGTGTAGAACAGTCGTCGGGCGTTTTTGGATTTATTACGAAAAATGCCGAAGAAGAAGATGCGCTTGCATGTCATACATTGTTGTCGGCTCCAATTCCAAATGTTGGTCCTACCGATCCGAAGAGACAGGAAGAAATAGTGAAGAAATTCTCAGTCGATAATATGGAGGCAGAATTACGATCAAATTATGAAATGGTTATTGCCCATTTGATTAAAGTACAAAATAAATTAAAAGCCTTTCCAAAGGAGTTGTCGAAATTTTTCAAGGATTATGCCGATTTGTCTTGGGTTAAGTTGGTTAGTAAAATTTCGTCTGGTAAAAATGGCGTCACCTATCGCGCGGAGTTCTCAAAGTATGGTTTAGTTGGACACGCTGTTTTGAAAAGACCCATGAATGCAACGGCAGACAATTTGTTCTATGAGTTCATGATGGGCAAAGAATTTATAAACAAACAAGCTTTAATTTATCCGTGTTTTATCAATACATATGATTTATATTATGTAAGACAAGGCACTATGATAGACAACAATTTACAGGACAGTTTGGTAAGTTTCAGTAAAAAAGACATAGGCGAAAGTTGTGAAATGTCAAGTCGACTCGCATTGATGATTGAACATGTTGGCGGGTTTCCGATTTCTCCCTTCATAGATAATAAAGAAAAGACGCCTATCGAACGGATTATAGACGATACATATGGATTTCTTTTCCAAGTTTACTTTCCTCTATTCTATTTGGGAACCAAATTCACTCACTACGATTTGCACGATGGTAATATTATGCTGCAGAAGCCGTTTCCGGACGATCGCTTTGTGCGAATGGTTTATCACATGCAAGACGGCAGTACAGTAGCATTTGATTCCGAGTTTATTATTAAAATGATTGATTATGGTCTATGTTTTGTGGGCGAGGGCAATCTATCGTCAACCCTTATTGGAGATGTTTGTAAGACGCGTAACTGTGGTTCTCGGTGTGGTTCGGATTTTGGTTACGGTAAGATTCACGGAAGAAGAAATGATACCGAAATTGAAGGTAAGCTTAAACGTATGACGGAAGTTCCTCCTACAAATGACAAAGAGAAACAAGTGCTTCAGAATTTGATGAATTGGCCGGATTCAACGAAATCAAATGTTACATACGATTTGTGGTTTCTTGATATTATAAATGATTTGCTTATCAAAAAATATAAACTGACGCAATATTTCGTTAACGTTCCCAAATATTTCGGAGTCGAAGTTATGGGTGGAACTTATACTGGGAAATCGACAGATTCGGTAAGTAACGTATCCGACGTGATGGCGATGTTGCACGTTGCTATGCAATCCGAAGTTCCCAAAATTAATCAAAAGTATGCTGCTAATACGAAATGGAAGCTGGGTGCCACGATGCATATATATAGCGACGGCACTCCGTATACTTACGAGTTGGCTTAAGGGGTTTTTTTATAAGTGAAAATAAGACAAAATGAAAATAGTAGTTTTGTCTTATTTTATTCTATTCTATTCTAAGGTGGAGATGAACTCTAAGGTGGAGATGAACTCTAAGGTGGAGATGAACTCAAATCATGTCCTCTATTTAGCTCGAAGAATTTGTCAAAGTAGGGTTTGCTAACGAGAAGCGATGCGCGTCCGTCCTCCTTTCGGTTCATGTAACCGCAATAATGCACGTACGCATCGTATGCTGATATGAGCGAGACGTCGCCGAGTTCGTCCATCGCGAGTTGGATGTCCATTTGTTTATCCCACATGGCGTTTCGAATGCGATATATCGATTTGTCTCCATCAATCTCCACATCCGGATAGAAATACTCAATAATGTCCACGATTTGCTTCTCGCTCATATTCGCAACATTGTCTTTCCCGCGCCAGAGTTTGAAGAGTGTTGCGATTTCATTGATTTCAAGCTCGAGGTCTATTTCGGAAGTGTCCTCGACCATGGTTTCGTCCCAGAACTGCAGGAATTTGCAGACATTGGGCAAATATTTGCTATTGACGCCGTGAAAAGTGTCTTGTTCTGCGTCGTAGTGCCTGGCCAAGACTTCGATAAGGCGCGATTTGAGTTTCGCGGTGAAGACCACGTTGGGCAAGCGTTTCGCGTCGAGAAAGTGTTTCCACAAGTAGTACATGTTTTTCCAAGTGATCTGGGTGGGTTTGAAAACGGCGGTAGTTACGATGTGTCCCATGATGAATTTCGCCGAAGTGGACGTTACTCGTATGTACTCGGCGCAAAACATGTCTATAAGTGAATTGGGTACAAGGGTTTTCAAGTAAAATGTTGCGTTGATGAGTAGGTCGTCGTTGCTGTATTTTACCAAGTAGTTGTCGGAACTTTGGTATCGATTCGAGTAGTGGCAGGCAACACAAAGCATGTCAACTACGTTATCAGCGGCGAATACGGGAGATGTTGTCATCATCGATGTTAGCAGTCGGATTTGCTGGTAGTTGTGCTCTGCGTGGTATTTGTACTTGATTGTCTGGCAAGCATTGGTTCCAAACCACGCCTGGCACTGGATATTCAAGGTATTAACAAGGGATTTTGCATTGGCGTTGGCGATGTGAATGAGCGTCGGATCCTTTTTCAGAATATTGTCTCCTACAACCGTGAGGAAGTATTTGGCCGCGGTTTTGGTGGGAAATACGGCGGGATATAGTTTGCCGAGTACTTGCTGGATGGTTTCGGACTCTGGGATCGACTGGTAGATGTGATTGTCTTTGATGCGTTTCATGATGGAGACCTTGGTCTTTTGTTTCCAAGACATGAGTTGGCCATCTTTGCTGATTGTGGATAGGATGTTGTAGATGATGTCGTCTTCGCTGCATTGGGAGTAGTGTTCGCCGTCGTAGAAGAAGAACTGCTCGGTAGTGGGGTTGTAGAAGTAGTGGTTGTGGAAGAGGAATCCCTGCATGAAGGTGTTTTGGTCGGTGGTCAAGTCGTCGATTCTCTGGGTGCGTTCGCAATGATTTCTCTCGATATTTTCGAGGGTTGTTTCGAGCTGATTGCAAATGAAATTGTGTGTTTTCGGGCCCATGTAAGGATCCGATTTGTATTTTTCATAAATTGCGGTGACTTTTTCGATGATTGTTCCTAAATGTTGGTCGGTCTCCATTTGTTTTTTAACAATATTAAAGTGTGTTTTTTATATTGTTATTTGCCTGGTTTCTATTTTCAAGTTTTTAGGTTTTAAAGTTTATTTCCTGGCTTTGGCGGTTTTGCAGTATTTTCTCTTTTTGCCGCTGACGTACTTGCAGCTGGCGGTTTTTCTGCACGCCTTGGCGCTTTTACCCTTGCACTTGGACTCGTCTTTGACGACGCCGAATTCGCCCTTCTTGGCGAAGAATCCGTTCTTCTCGAGGCGGTTCTCCTTCTTGGCGCGCATAGAGGCGGCCTTGGAGACGATTCTTCCCCATTTGTTCATTTTGATGTCTTTCTTGGTCAAACCGCCGGTTGTCTTCTCGGCGGTTCCGTGCCAAACCTGTGCTCTAGAGCCAATGAGTTGTTCGTGGGTCATTACTATTATATATTTATACAAGTATTTTTTTTTTATTGCTTGTTTTTTCTTGTCTTTTGGCGAACCGATCTTTTAAGACGAACCGATCCAAACTTGCCTTTCTTGGCGCCGAATCCATATTCTTCGAGGCGGTTGTTTTTTTTAGAGTCGATGTACTTCTTTTTGCTCACTATGCGTCCCCATTTGTTCATTAACATGTCGGCTTTGGTGAGTCCGTACTTGGTTTTGTACGCATTGCCGTTGTTCACTTGCTCTCGGGAACCAAAGAGTTCGCGCCATTTTTTTCCCTTAATGTAGTAGAATCCGTCCAATTGTCTAACGGGGCGTTTTGTCATAATTTCCTTTTATATTATCTTTGGACATTTAAGTTCGGGTTAAGATAAGCAAGCAAACAAATATTAAAAAGGGAGGAGTTAAATAAACAAAAAATTAAAAAAGGAGGAGTTAAATAAACAAAAAATTAAAAAAGGAGGAGTTAAAGAGGAACCTTGGTTCCTCTTAGTTTGTAAGCGGCGCAATCACTCTTTGCGTAACAGGAGTAGAGACGGTTCTGCTATTTTTGGAATTAACTAATTGTGAGTAACGCATTTTGGCGCTAATTTTTGGATTATTTGTTGTAGTTTGTAATTTTACGTAATTAATTGGCACTCGGTTCATACACCATAATTGGCTATTTCTGAAACGAAGCATTATTATTTTTTATTATATACTATACAAAAGTTTATATCGGTGAAGATTTAAAACCGCACCCCTTCCGGGTGCTATGTTTCAAATCCTCACTGGTACCGCTCCCTTTGACATTTAAAACGTGCCGTTTTAAATCTTAAAGGGTGTAAATAATCTATATTTTTTTACAATCTATTTGTCAGCGGTGCCCTTCTTACGCTTCGATCCCCCGACCTTCTTCGCCTCGCCATTCTGCAAATGTTCGCGTATATGTTTGTATTCTTGGTACTTTGCAAAAAGCGTATCAAGCTCACTCATCCACATTTGTTCCAAAGAGGTCTGTTTCAAAACTTCCAACTCTCTCAACGTCTCGTCGCGTTCCTTCCTAAGTCTGTCTACATTCTCAATCGTCACCGAGTCCATCGGCATTTTCACTAAATACTTGAAATCACCATCAACTGGGTCGAACGAATTGTTTGATAACATGCTGGTAACCGCGTCGCCCGTTTTCCTTCTCAAGTCGATCTTGTCGATAAGCACAAACTCAATGTATCGCGCCTTGTTCGTCAGCACTTGGGCCTTGTTCTCCATAGTCTGTATAAGCGCTGCTTTGCGCCTTCCATATGCCTCGTACCTCACCGGGAAATAATCATCGATGACTCCTTCGACATTGTCGTACTTTTTCAGTTTTCGCTCGTGGTTGAACATGTGAATATTGGAGGTTCGGATGGTCGTGCTAAGTTTCAAGACCTTTTCCACACCGCCTTCTGCTAACATGATTTCGTCCAACTTGCCTTTGGGAAACACAACTGTGAAATGGACGTTGACTTCGGTGCACAAGGACGTGAATTCCTTGATGATCGGCGGCGTCTTCTTATCCGCAGACCCATCCATCATTTCTTCCAGCTGTTTCGTGTAGGACATGGTCCATTTTCCAATGGGCAGTTCTGTTATTACGATGGTATCCGGACCGGTCCGCTCAAACAAGCCTTTAATCAAATACTTGTCCGCCTCGATTTTTACAATAGTGCCTTTGAATCCTTCGTAAAAGGGCACCAATTCCGTCGGCTGTTCCCCAATAAGTCGCTGCTGGATGTTGCGAATCAGATCTAGAGGATTGTAGGGAGGAATTGAACAAGAAAACCCCGTACCGATGCCCTTGATTCCGTTGACAAGTGCAAATGGGATGATGGGTGTGTAAAACTCGGGTTCCACCTGGGTTCCGTCGTCGTCCAAGTAGTTGAGGATGGCGTCATCTGCCTCTACAAAAATGTAGCGCGTCAATGGGTTCAACATGGTGAAAATATATCTCTCGGACGCGGAATCCTCGCCGCCGTGGAGTCGGGTGCCGAATTGCCCATTGGGCTCGAGCAAATTGATATTGTTGGATCCTACGAAATTCTGTGCCATGTTGACGATGGCGCCGTTCAAACTGGCCTCGCCGTGGTGGTACGAACTGTGTTCAGAGACGTATCCGGAGAACTGCGCGACCTTGATTTCACTGGTAAGTCTGCGTTTGAACGCGGAAAACAAGATTTTGCGCAAACTAATCTTGAGTCCGTCGACGCCACAAGGGATCGATCGCTCGCAATCATAGTTGCTGAAATGGATCAGCTCGTTGTTGATGAATTCGCCGTATTTGACGCGGGGTCTCGTGGTGTCTAGGAACGAGTGCTTGTCGTATTTTTCAATGAGCCACGTCTTGCGGTCGTTTGCCCTCTTGTCGTTGAACACCATGTCGATCATGTCGTCGCTCGCCGCCTCGTGCTCAAAATCGACGATTTTCTTGTTTGCGAAATATTGCTTGAACTCCTCCGACTTGGAGGTGCCGAGACCCTTGAAATACTTGATTTTATAAGAGGCGGAATCGGGGGTGGCCGATTTCCACGAATTGTACTCTCCTTCATTGTAGAAGGATAGTGTATTTAAGCCTTTGGTTGCCCGCAAAATCGGCGTGTTCATGAACGAAATGAAACCGGGGATCATGGTGAGGGATCGCCACTCGCAGTGGAAGACGTTGATGCAAAGGCCCTTGATGTGGGATCCGTCCGTGTCCTGATCGCACATGATCATGATTTTGCCGTAGCGCAGATGCTGTCTGACGTCCTCGATGGATGCATAAGTGCGTCCGTTTTCAAGCCCCAAAATCTTCTTCAAGTCTGTGATTTCCTTGTTGTCGGTGATTTTCTTGACGGTTTCGCCGCGCACGTTGAGCAGTTTTCCTTTCAATGGGTAGATACCAATCGTGTTGCGATCCTCGGAGGAAAGTCCAGAGACGATACCGGACATGGCACTGAGTCCCTCGCAAACTACCAAGACGCATTCGCCGGACCGCGCAGTACCGCTCAAATTGGCGTCGATAAAATTGTCGATTCCACGCACGTGTTTGGTTTTGGATCCGTCCGTCTTCTTGGCCGCAGTGTTCTTCTCCTTCGCCGAAGTTAACTCGCACGCGGTCTCCATGACACCCATTTTCGCCACTTTTTCAATAAAGGCGTCGCTAACACTGCACGACGATCCGAACTTGTTGGAGGGCGTGTTCATGAAATCTTTCGTCTGACTGTCGAAGGCGGGATTCTCAATGTCGCATCGCAAAAACAAAATCAGCTGTTCCTTGATGGCAGAGGGATTCACGCGCACCTTCTTCTTCTTCTCAATGTAATCCGACAATTTGCGGACGATTTGCCCGACAATGTACTCGACATGTTTGCCGCCCTTGTAGGTGCAGATGCCATTGACGAACGACACTTGCGTGAACTCTTGTCGAATGGCGACGGCGTACTCCCAGCGACCGCAGTCGGATGCCTCGTAGACGCGCTTCGATTCCTCTTTCGGACCAATATACATGTCGATGTAGTGCTGGAAATTTTTCACAGTGGACGGGACACCATTGAACTCGAACTTGATTTTCTTCTCCGACTGGTCGGTGACTGCGCAAATGTCGTAGAAACGTTTTTGGAAAAGCGCGAGCATGTCCTCCGTTAGCCCCCCGATGCCGAATCGGCGGTAGTCTGGCTTGAAAGTAATGCGCGTAAAGGGTTTTGCACTCTTTGCTTTCGTAATGGCGGGTGCTTCCACAACGTCCAAATTGTTGCGAAATGTCTGCAAGTACTTGAGTCCGCGTTTGTGATCGACGGTTTCAATAGTGCCTTCGACGGACCAGATGTAAACGAGTTTGATGCCGAAGCCGTTCTTGCCTCCGACAATGCGCTTCTCGTCCTTGTCGTAATTGGTCGATGTACGCAGTTCGCCGAAAATCATTTGGGGAATCCACACGTCGTACTCGGGGTGCTTCGCCACGTCGATTCCGTTGCCGTCGTTTTCAATCGTGATTGTGCCATCGGAGGCGATCCCTACATGAATGTAGGAGACTAATTTTGTCTCGGGGTCTTTGGATTGAATCAATCTGATAACATGATCGCGGGCGTTCACGATGGCCTCGTCAAACAATTTGTAGAGCCCGGGAATGTAGTGGATTGTTTTTAAAACTATTTTTGAAGTGGTTGCGTCAAAAATAGGGAGTGTTTCGTCGACGTTTTCGACGGACCCGATATAAGTGTCGGGGTTGTCAAGTATGTGCTCCTTGTCTGTTTTTTTTTGGTACTGTTTTGACAAATCCATTTTTTTTAAGATTGAAATAAAATTTGCGATTTGGTTTTATTTTTTGTTTATTTTAATTATTTTATGAAAAGAAACAAAATTCATTCAATCTATTGTGTTGTTGTGTTTGTACTCATTGCTTTTTTCTGTTCAATAATTCTCAAATGATATGATGACTTTTCGTGGCGGCCCTTGTTGACATAGGAGCAAACGAGTTCGCACGACGGGCATTGGTAGTCCATGTTCCATTTGTGTTTGTGTAGTACGTAGTACGCTTTGTGGTACTCTTGTTTTGTTTTATATTCGAATTGTCGGGGTCTTCCTCGCGGCACGCGCTTTACTATCTGCTTATCTTCACTAATTGTCTCATCGCTGTGCATATTACAATCACTTACGGTCTCATTGACTAGTTCACTTTTAACTGGTCCTTGGACTGCGTCACTTAATAAAATGTCGCTCGAATGTGCTTCGACTGATTCGCTAAGTAAAATGTCCCTGAATACATCCATTTTTTTCAAACAAAAATCTTGGAATTAAATTCAATTCAAATCAATTCAATTTAATTTAATTATTTTATGATTTATGGTTTAAACCGTCGAAGAATTACACCTTTTCTCATTTAAAACGCTCATTTTACAGGGCAAAAAAATAAGAAAAAATGTAAAATCAATAGTAGGAATTTCACCTACGATGGTCTTACTTTTTCATCTTCCTTTTGTTTATTTGAAGATGTGAAAGACGAAATTTGAAAACATAATGGTCGTTCTTGTTTTTCTATCCAACAACTCGTTAATTTCATTATGTTTATGGAAGAATTAGCATCTCTGGTTCTAAATACGATTTTTTTGTTTTCGCAACTCACGCAGTTAGAACATACTAATAACCTAAATACTTTCTTCCCTTCTTTATCCTTGTAATATTCAAGGTCTTTATTACAATCGCAACACTTTTTACTTGTATTGCATTCATTTATTGTTATTGTATCATATTTTTTATGAATTAATTTTCTTAATCCTTTATTCATTGTAGGCATAAAATGTTTCATTTGTGTGCTTCTACTCCAATTACCATAACCAATAAGTATGTTTTCGCCAAAAGTTTCTTTGATTTTATTCAGGAATGTGTCTATGGATTTCTTACCATAACTATATTGTCGAAACTTCATTTTTCTCCATGTATCTTGTTTGTAAAATTCAGTTGTTTCTTTATTTAGTTTATCCTTTTCAACAAGATACACTTTGAACTTTTCATAATCAACCGATTTACTATTTTGAAGTGATAATATAGTTTCTTTTTCAACAATTTTATTTCGTTTCTTTTCTTCTAATAAAATCCGTTGGTTTGTTTTTGCTTTGCTTTCTCGTTTTCTTTGTGGTGCAGTATATTGTAATTTATTACCATTTTTATCCATCATATAAACCAACGAACGCTTACCTGGATCACAACCAACAATATTTCTTTCTTTCAAAGCCTCTAATTGCTCTTTTGATAAATCTTCTATATTATAAAAATCTTGTTCGTGTAAAACAGGAACTCTCGACCCCCATTTTTTATCCTTCAAATCTTTTCTAATAAAAAGCAAACAACAACTAATTCCATCTGTTTGAATTTGGTTATGAAATTGGTAATATTTATTCTTGAATATTTTATTTTTAAAATTCAAAAAGTTGCACCATACTTCATTCTGATTGTCTTTTACATTACTCAATAATTCACCTTTTTTCACTTTGTTTCCGTTTTTATCTTTTTCAGGACAAAATAGATTTATTAAACTTGCAGTATCAATAATAATGTGTTTGGGAATGATATTGTTTCGTAGTGGTAATGGTTGGAATAATTTACTTTCTTGTTTTTCCAATACAGAATTCATATACAACATTCCTTTCAAATAATCAAATGGTTTCACTTTAACATCATAATGAATTGACTTTTTAATTTCAGTAGGAAAAATATTAGGTAAATGCAGTTGTTTCCAATTTGAAAACATTGCATCAGTTTCACTCAAATCCATTATTTGTTTATTGAATTGAAATAAGGTTGGTTTGTCTTCTGTAATTTCATTTGTAGTTTTGTTGATAAAACGTAAAAAATGTTGAATAAAATGTTCTTGTATATTGTTCGACAAAGAAGTATGTATTTGTGTTGCTAAATAGGGCAATAAGAACGTTGTATTTTTTAAATTAGTCTTTTCATGGTTGAGTAAAGGTTGATATTCGGTTTTGTAGAATTCTTCTAATACTTCTAAAAGTTCTGTGTCTTTTCCTTTCTTTCCTCTATTATCCCTTATTCCAAGTGATTTGATACAATACAAAATAAAAGTGTCGTCTAATTCAGGTAATGGTTGATTATTTGTGTATTGGTGCAAAATGTATAATCGAATAAACTGATATGTATGAATAACTAAATCATTCATTTCGAAAACCAAATGGTTTATTACAGGTTGAATTGTAGCATGATTAACTAAAATTGTTTTCAAAGGTATTTTGAAAGTTTTGTAAGCAGATTTTTCGGCATTCCTAAATTCTTTGAATGTGTCTTTTGGTTTTTTCTTTTTCTTTACTCCGTTAGACATTCTATATATTTACTAAATATATTATTTAAATAGTTTTACGCATTAAAACTCAATTTATAAAATTGATATAAAAATATTTGTAATTTATAATAGTAAAGACCAAATATTATGACAGATAAAACAACAGAATTTATTAATAAAGCAAAAGTAGTTCATGGCAATAAATATGATTATTCAAAATCAATATATAAAAATACAAGAACAAAAATAAAAATAATATGTAAAAATCATGGCGAATTTGAACAACTGTCATCTAAACATCTAAATAATCAAGGTTGTGCAAAATGTGCTAGAAACTATAAAACTATAAAACTATAACTGATTTTATCATTGAAGCAACTCAATTACACGGTGATAAATATGATTATTCAAAAGTTAAGTATATTAATTCCCAAACAAACGTTATTATTATGTGTAAAATTCACGGAGAGTTTGAACAAAGGGCATTTAATAATTTAATTGGTCAAGGATGTGGAAAATGTGCTGGTCGACAAAGACAAAATATTGATTTTGTTAATGATGCAATAAAAGTACATGGCGATAAATATGATTATTCTAAATCTATATACACAAAGGCACAAGAAAACGTTATTATTATATGTAAAACCCATGGAGAGTTTGAACAAAGAGCATGTCATCATTTAAATGGACACGGATGTGCAAATTGTGGAATAGAACAAAACGCAAATAATAGAAATTATGATAATTTAATATTTATTGAAAAAGCAAAAAAAATACACGGTGAAGTATATGATTATTCAATAGTTGATTATAAAAAAACACATGAAAAAGTTAAAATTTTATGTACAAAACACGGAGAATTTGAACAAATACCGTCAGACCATTTTAGCGGACACGGATGTCAAAAATGTGGAATTGAACAAAATGCAAATAATTGTAGAAGCAATAATACAGAGTTTATAGAAAAAGCAAAATCTATTCACAATAATAAATATGATTATTCAAAAATTGATTATGTAAATTGTGATACTAAAATTATTATAATTTGTCAAGAACATGGTGATTTTGAACAAAGACCATACGATCATTTAAGTGGTAAAGGATGTTCAAAATGCTCAAGAAAACATTTTTCTAAAGCACAAATCAAATGGTTAAATTTTATTCAAATAAAAGACAATATTTGTATTCAACATGCTGAAAATTCTAACGAATATCAAATTCCAACAACAAATTTTAAAGCAGACGGTTATTGCAAAGAAACAAATACAATATACGAATTTCACGGAGACTATTGGCACGGAAATCCTAATATTTATCATGGTAGTCAATTTAATAAAACTACAAAACGCACTTTTGGAGAATTATATCAATCTACTATAAGCAAAGAGCAACAAATTAAAGATATGGGTTTTAATCTAATAACAATATGGGAAAGTGATTGGATTAAACTTAATAAATGTATTAGAGTATTGCAAAGAAAATATAGAAGTTCTAAACATTAATTGTTTCTTCCTTTACCTTTAATTTTGCTTTTCGATTTAAATATGCTTGATGTCGCCATTCTTTTAACTTTTCAGGGTTTGTTTCTTTTATTTTTTCTATATAGTTTTTTGCGTTTTCTTTTACAACATCACTATTTTTTTCATAATACCTTTTATTTCTATGTGGATTTGTATAAGATTTTAGTTTTTCTTCTAATTCTATATTTTTATTTTTTAATTCATGGATTTCATGTTTTAATTTATTTATTTCTTCATCCATTTTATTGTAATAATATGATATAATTTTAAATAATTTATATCATAATAATAAATATATATGACTTACCAAAAGAGTAGTGATTACAAGGAAACCGCAGTGCAATATTATTTAGTTGAGGACAAATCACAAGAAGAAGTTTGTAAAATATTCAAATGTTCCAGACGAAGTTTGATGCGTTGGGTAGACAAATATAAAAATGATGGAAAAATTACTGGATACGAAAGAACGCCAAAAGCGTATAAGGTGCATAAAAAACATGTAGATTTTTTATTACAAGAAATAAAGAAAAATAAAACCATTACAATTGAAGATTTACTACATTTATTGAAAAATAAATATCCTAATTTGGATTTGAATAAATCTCATATAAGTCGTATTATACACGATAATAATATTACTTTGAAAATGACGAGAATAAGACATGAACCAGTAAAGCGTTTTGGTAAGGATATTTATATTAACAAAAGCATAAAGGAGTTTTATGATGAAGTTAAAAAATACAAAATAGAGGATATTATTTGCATCGATGAAACTAGTATAAAGTCATTGCAAAAACGAAACCATTGTTATAGCGAAAAAGGAAAACGATGTGTGATAAAAACACAATCACAAGAAGTATTCAAAAAATATACAGGTGTATTTGCTATTTCGGTTAATGGTGTTGCAGGGTGGGATTTATATGAAAAAAGTGGAATAAACGCAGATAGAATGGTAGAGTTTTTAGAAGCAAATATAACTAATAAATTCAAGAATAAATTAATTATTTTAGATAATGCAAGTAGTCATAGAAATCCAAAGGTAAAAGATGTAATAAATAAAGACAACCATTTATTATATGCAGTTCCTTATCAACATTTTACCAATTCCATAGAAAATTATTTTAGTATGTTGAAATCACGATTACAAAAATTAGATGGATTAACGCACGGAGAATTAAAGGAAAATATAACCAATACAATTATAAATATTCCAAAAGAAAAATACAGAAACATAATTAAGGGTGCTTACGAAAGACCAGAAAAATATGTATCCAAGAAAAACAACACACGCAAAATCAAGAAGAATTATTTATAAGTTCTCATATAAAATGAGCGTTTTAAATGAGAAAAGGTGTAAAACGCCACAAAGTGCTGTTTTTTCTTCTAGGTTCGAGACCAATAACCATTTAAACCTTTGCACAAAGTGCGATTCAACAAGTTTACGAAATGTTCATGGGTTTAAATAACAATGGATCCGATTTTATTCCATGGGTTGGAAATTCTTTGACGCCGTACACGTCTTGCAACAACAGCCATTCGAACATTCCTCCAAGATAAATATTTACGTTGGCAAATCCAAGTGTTTTCAGCTGTTTTTGTTTATTAATCAACTTTTCAAACTCGTGATCGTTGCTTCCATAAACTATAATTTGCCGGTCGTACTCACGTCGATTCAATAAATCATTGATTGTCTCTGTTTCTTTGTGCGCCGACAGAGTGCCGTGAATTGTGATTTTCGGATCGCTTTCCATAATATGTATTAAAATTGCATTTCTGGGTTTCTCTTGTACCTCCTCAAAATTGATGAGGGAAGTTGACGAAATTCCGTTTCCCATGTGTAAATATGGAGTGCAATACAGTCTTTGTTTTATTTTGTTTATTTAACTCTTCTTCTTTCGAGTTTTTTTTAACTCTTCTTCTTTCGAGTTTTTTTTAACTCTTCTTCTTTCGAGTTTTTTTTAACTCTTCTTCTTTCGAGTTTTTTTTAACTCTTCTTCTTTCGAGTTTTTTTGGAACCGCCTTTACGAATGGTTCTAGTACCTTTGCGAATCGTCGTCACTTGCTGCCATTTATTTTTATGTATATTGATGGGTTTCATTCCATTGTCAAAGTGTTTTCCAATGCTTATTATTGTCTTCATTTCTCCATCAACCATAAAGTTTTGTAAAAATTTTTTCGGCACTTTCCCTCCATAATCTAAGAATTTCTTACAAAAATCAATCAAGTGCATAAACATGTTGTCACTCTTGTTTTTTCCAGTGTATGACTCAACCATGATTGAGTTGCGAATGTTAATGTCGTGATAAACGTTCTCAGGGCGATTGTCGACTAGAAAAATGTTTGGCGGCAAGCCTTCATGTCGGTCATATTCTTGTCCTAGATATTCTTCGAGTACGTAAGACAATTCTTTTGGTTCCATTTCTGGCTTCATGTTTTCAATTGTGTATAAAAATTGTAAATTTGCCAAACACGGTTTTTTTAAGGATTTTTCTGAACTCTTCCATTTATTTTCGGTTGAATCGTTCTCCACACAAAAGTTCAAAATCGGAAGTAATCCTTTGGCATATCGTCTATTACCGAACGTCCAAATTCCCAGCTTCACTTTCCCATTGGTGCTCTTTACAAAATCTAAGAATTTTTGCAAACCAGGTCGTAAGAAGAGTTGATCCTCTTTTTCAAATACGGGTGTAAAATCGGGGTTGTATGGCAACGGTTCATCTGTATAGTGTAATAATGTCTCATCAATATCAAGTACCAAAAGCAGCTCGTCGTTGTTGTTTTCCATAATTGATTTAAAACGTGTTTGTTATAGTATATGCATATATAATATAATTTTGTAAAAATATACCATGACTTGTAACGTTTGCTGCTCTGATTATAATAAATCCAACCATTCAGTAGTGACTTGTTATTTCCCCAGCTGTGCTTATTCGGCATGCAAAGAGTGCACTAGAACTTATTTGACCGGCATCACTGCCGAGCCCCATTGCATGAAGTGCCGCAATAAGTGGAGTTTGGAGTTTACCAAGAATTCGCTCAATGCGATTTTCATGGACAACGACTACAAAAACCACCGCAAAACCATCTTGGCCGATCGCGTCATCTCCAAAATCCCCGAATTCTACGAGGGCGCCTTGCGCCACGCTAAAATCTCCGAGGGCGACCTCAAAATGCAAGCCATCATGAAAATCGTCGCGGAACATCAGCAAATCATCAACGACCTCTATCGACAACACGACCAAGTCCGCCGCGAAATGAACGAAAATCCTGCATCGAATTCCGCGCGCAAGTTCGTAATGCAGTGTCAAAACAACGGATGTCGCGGGATGCTCACGCAGCAGTACAAGTGCGATCTTTGCACCAAATTCACTTGTCCTAAATGTTTTTTGGCCATCGCCGGCGAAAAGGCTGATCATGTTTGCAAGCAAGAAGACATGGATACGGTCGAAGAACTCAAGAAAAATTCGAGACCTTGTCCGTCGTGCGGAACGCGCATCTCGAAAATCGACGGTTGTGACCAGATGTGGTGCCCCGAGTGCAAAACCGCGTTCAGTTGGGCCAAGGGCACCGTCGAAACCGGAGTCGTCCATAATCCGCACTATTATCAATGGATGCGTGAAAACGGCGGCGTCCCGCGCAATCCGAATGAACACAACGAGGGTTGTGGCAATATTTTCTACGGAGCCTCGCGCAAAATCAATTCCATCGTATTCGAGTGTCTCACTTCCAAGAAGTTGTATGCGCGTTTTTGCGAAGTGTTTGAGTCGAACGCCGCGGGTCTTTCGACACACTCGAAATTCGCCACCTTTGAGCAAATCTACAAGGATTCGGCGATTGCGCTCGAAGAAACCAAGATGGTCTACGAGGAGTTGCGACGATTCAATCTCTACTTCTCTGGATTCCATCGCTACATAAACCACATGGAATTGGCGGAGATGCGCCCTTTGCGCCAAAATCTGCAAGTAAGAGAAGAAGATAGAACTGTCATTTACAACTACATTTTGAACCATGTCAATAAAGAAGCGCTTGCAAATGAGCTAATTCGTGTAGACAACTTGAACATGAAAGAGCGCGCATATTGCGACATTTTGGAGGCATTGGTCGTCGTGGGGAAACAAATCGTGATCGACTGTTTGCGCGAACTGGAGAACGAAGTGAATCATAATTACCCCAACTCGATTGTTTTCAACCTTAGTGTAGATCCCGACAAGAAGAAACGCGACGAAAGGCCCGATACGGATTTGGGTTTTTTGAAACACTTTGTGAAAAACTGCGTCATGTTTTTGCCTTGCGAATTGGCGCGATTTCATTCGAATGTGTGCGGCATATTTGCCAAATACAAGGCGGCGATCAACAAGTATTGTGCCTACTCGAACATGGAGTCGATCAAGTTTTTGATGACATATAACAGCAAGAAGTCGTTGATATTTTGGGATTACGATCAACAAACGATTGACCGACGAACTTTCAGGAATAAGTCAGAAATGATTGCCTCCATCACTTACTTTCGCGAGTGTTATGACGCTTTGAATAAGGCGGATATGCAAGTGGTTGCTGCACCAGTAGTTGATACCGAGATAATAGATGCACCGGTAGTTGTCGAAGCGCCAGTTGAATCAATAGTAGAAAACAAGTTTATTTAAACAATATTTGTATCTACATAAGTGCCGCTTGACTTTTGTCCAAATGTGTGTTTTTCGATAAATTCTTAATCATCTTCTTCGCATTGTCTTCGAAATCCCTATCTGAACTGCCGCCGATGACCTGTTTCATGAGTAGCACATACTCCTGTTTCTTTTCGTCGTTGGACATGTAGTCGGGATTCGCGTCTTTCCACAACTGCAATTTGTTGAAACTCTTGTCGGATATTTTCTCCATCACTTGCTTCGAGATTTCTTTCGTCTCGTCGTTCACCCACTTGTCGTCATTCTTCACATACAAAGTCTCGCGTTTTATGTCCGTGCAATGCATCGGACGCATTTTCAGGTCCAAGTTCTTGTAAGCCTTGTCGAATATTTGCGAAACGGCCTCCACATGGCCTAGTTTCTTGTAGAGCAAAACGTCTTCCAATTCTATTTGAATACTTTTTGCAAAATCAAAGATGTTGACGGCGTCTTTGCAGTACTCGTTCAAAAACACATTGAGGTTGAAGTTGTTATTGGTGGTGCTATTATTCAAGATGATTGTTGGCGAGTTCTTCGCGATGGTCATGCACAAGTTGGTGATTTGCTTGATTTGCTCCGAGTCGTTTTCCTTCGAATTCTTAAATGCGTTGATGAACTCGATCATTGTCTCGTTGTGTTGCATGAGTTTCGAGTTTTGGCTTTCCACAATATTCAGTATTTTGTCTTTCTCTTCGAGTCTTTCCTCAAGGGTTTTGTTTTTTTCTTCCAAACATTTGTCGGCTTCTTCGGAGTCGTAATAGTCGGAAGAGGAATAGATGTTTTTGTAGTATTTGTCATTCTTCTTCTTGATTTCTACCAAGGCCCTTTCATTGAATATCTTGTCGACGGCGCTCAAACATTTGGGGTTGGCGAATCCCAGAAATCCGCTAATATTGGCGTCGATTTTCCCCGCATAGATGTAGTCGCATCTCCCTTCTCTTTTCAAGTTGCAAATGTTAATCCAGTCGCCTTTTTTGTAATTTTTGATTTCGAAAATAAAGAACCTGCCTCTCGTCATAGTTTTATACACTTCCTAAATAAAAAAAAGTGCACACTTTTTTTGTGCACTTTTGAAAAAATATTTGGGGACTTTTTGTTGGATTTTTCCCCTAGAAATTTGTAGAGGATTAGTTCAATCAATTTGTCCCGATTTTCGAGAAAAAGTGCACACTTTTTTTTGTGCACTTTTTATTTTTTTTTTGGCCGATTTTTGAATCAATTTGTCCCTACATTTTTATAGGGACTTTTTCAACTCCATTTGGGCCGATTTTCGCAAAAAAGTGCACACTTTTTTAAAAATGTCCGAAAACGCTTCACCCCCACTTTTCAAACCAAGGGGCAAAATTTTTGGGATTTTCGAAAAATGTTTTTTTTCACTTTTTTTCGGCGAAAAAAACGTTACTGATTTTGCAGCGAAAACATTTTATAAAAAAACTTGAAAATTTTTCAGTCACACCGAAAAAGATTACCATCGTGTTTTTGCAAAATGGACATTTTAAAAATGTCCAAAATGGAAAAGTCACGGGGTCTCCCAGAACAAGATATTTTATATAAATTTTTGGATGTAGAGAATGAAATCCTCAATACTTGGTCCCTACATTTTTGTTGATAGGGGTTTCAAAATGCGCGTCCCCTACATGGTTGATTAGTGTGCTCTTCTGTGCATTTTTCGTCGCCTTTTCACCGATTTCTTTACAACTTTTTGTCTACATTTTTGTAGAGAAAAAGGTGGTCCATATTGGCCAAAATGGCGCACAAAAGAGCACAATCATATGCACACTTTGTTTTTCATAAAAAAAAGAACGATTCAATTAAAATGACTATAAAAACACTTACTATAAACACATTTGATGACAAAAGTCTTATTTTAAGGTTTACCGATGCTAGAACAACCTTTCGTCACGCACTTCATGCCATAACAGACCGCGAGTCAATTGGTTATGTTTGCCAAGGCATTGATCGCATCGCCTTTTCGAAAGGGGGTCGCCAAATGGCAGAAGAAGATCTAGATCAAGTGATTGGCGATGAAGTAGATCCAATGAAAATGGTTGAATATATTGCCCCAAGACCGCCTATAATACCAACGAATGAAGTGATAAACGTCATTCTGATTCCCTTAACCAATACATGTTTTAACATTTCTATATCTCCAAATGCACTCGTATACGATCTGAAATGCTCCATAGCATATATTCACGGCATTGTCGCGGATCAGTTTCGACTCATATTCAACGGCAAACATCTGGATGACAGCCGCACATTGAAACATTACGACGTTGTTGACGGTTCCCGAATACACCTTATACTGAGACTTCGTGGGGGAATGTATCACTCGATTTCTGGGCGTGGTGGCAGATATACTCCACTCACCGCAGTAACCATTTATGATTTAGACACCAATACGCTGATTTCGAGCGGCGCACTATAAAAGTATGAATATGTTTTCCTTATTTACATTGTGTAAAAATAACCAATTTATAAAATAATACCCACCTGCAGTTTCTGCATTCACTTCGAATTTTTTGTCTTGTTTCATGATTTCCATGATTTGCAAATTGTGGCCCACGTCGTCCATTAGAAGCGCCTTAAAGTCGCCGTTTTTTTTCACAAGTCGCCGCAAACACTCGACGAATCCTTGTTGAAATGTTTGTTGTGAAAGGCCGTTGTTAATGGATGCAAGTAGTCGCAACGTTTTTATAGTGGTGTTTTCAAACAACATGTGCGCATCTTCAACGAAATATATCGCCATGGCATGTCCGCCTTCGCAAAAGGCAAAGACAAAAAGATTTTCTGAATCAACTCTTGCCTTGACTGCACCTACATCGATGGAAATAACCATTTCAAATAAAGGGTTGGGTTTTTGCAATAAAACCAACAAATCCATCATGTAGCTCCAATTTTGCTTGTACACTTGAACGACGTTTCTGCGACCCCCGAAACGTTTGGCAAACTTGGAAACGCCGATGCGAAAAAGACACGTGCGAAATTCGCAGAGAGGTACAACCCCTTCACAAGTACCCGCCTCTTTTTTTAAAAGACCCACGCGGACATTCGGATTCTGTTTTCGGACGTTGTATTCGTGCGTGGCGATCAAGTTACGACTAATGTGTTTGTCTTTGTATTCTCTGTCACAAGAGACAAATGTAAGATAGTTTGCAGAAATTTGTTCGCCCTTGGTATGGTAGAAAATGCGAACAGGATACGAAGCTATGCATCCTTTCGGGTCTGGAAACAATCCGATTTCAACACTTGTTGATAGAAAGCCAAAGGACGCGGTTGTTTGTTTTTTTTCTGATGAAGATGTGACAAAGTTTTTTTCGTTGTAAAAGGAGACAAATGCCGGCGCAAAATGCCCGCTCATAATTGCCTTGATATCTTTTTCGACAAATGTGGTCAAAATGGCGTCGTCAGGGATGTAGAAACATTGCAATAATTCGGCAAAGTATTTCACATAAGTGTCGTTCAGGTGATAAAACGGAATTGTCTTGATCTGCATGGGGTTACAAAATTTGTTCTTTTGAGGGAAGACTTCGATTTCGCGATTTGTTCGGAAAATTATGCGGTGATAGTCGTAGGTATGGTAGACCGACATGTGCGCCCAGAATGGATATTTGATTCGTATGTAAAAAAAACGCGTGACAATAAGGAAGAACAATAGGACAATAACATACATTGTGGTATACAAACCAATGTATTTTATTATTTTTGGATTTTCGCGCGCGCGGACAAGAAAAATCATAAATTAAATATGTTTTCCGTTAAAGAATATTTGGATGGATTACCCAACAATGCCCCTGAAATTGACTTGATGAATGTCGATGCCGAAGAAATCCCTGACCTGTCTCGGTTCACGAATCTGCAGTATTTGTATTGCAACAACAATCGTTTAACACGTTTGCCAAATTTACCAGACACGTTGATTGAACTGTATTGCAGTGAAAATGAACTTGTAGAACTGCCCGAGTTGCCGCCAAGTTTGCGATTGCTACATTGTGGCATGAACAAACTGACGTTCCTGCCCAACATGTCTGCTATGAAGAATCTGGAAGTTATATATTGTGGTTTCAACAACATTTCGCAATTTCCGTTCATTTGTCCTGAAAACAATTTTCGACTGCTTCAGATATTTTTCGATGAGACACCTGCAGCGGAGGATAAAACAGAATGCACTCAGATCTACAAATCCTTGAATGCCATTCAAGCAAACTTCGTGCAGGTGATGAATGATTTGTATTCATCATAAAAGAAATATGAGAACACGTAGCCAAACAAAAAATGAAGCGTTAAAGACGAAGTCCACCGTTCAGAAGTCTTCGTTGGATAAATCTTCGTTGGATAAATCTTCGTTGGATAAATCTTCGTTGGATAAATCTTCGTTGGATAAATCTTCCAATGATAAGCCTTTAAAACAGTCTTTGATCGAAAAACCTGTAACAAGGTCTTCTACTACAAATCTTAATCAAAATCCTACAACCTGTGTTGACACGACTGTCCATTTAATAAACTCGATGGATATTCCAAAGCCCTTGACAATTCAGAGACCCCCAAAACCTATCCTCTATGAGCCCATCGATTTTGACGACGCAAGTGCTTGCTGGAGGATGAACAAACAAAGTCTCGGAAACGGCCAATACAAATATGTTTGCGCTTTTATGAAAATTGACAATACGCGATGTGGGCGTAATGTCAAGAAGGGATGCATGGCTTGTCGCAACCACGTCTAATAATTGAGCTTTCCAATCACCGTCTCGTCAAAGTGGCTTAAGAACTCTTTTCCGTAAATGTGCGAAGGCAGTGCCTTGTAGTGCTCAATATACTCTTGTGCGGTGAATTCGTGCTCGACTGAAAATAATGTCATTGCGTGTTTTTGTTTGTTGTGTGTGAATATTTTTTTTATAGACGCAATTTCACTTAAGATATTGTCAATTTTATCTCTCAAATCCCTTTTTTCATATTTTTTGATATTGCCCTCGTGGTCTTCCACTTTGTAAATGATATTGCTGATTTCCATTTTTTTAAGATTGTTTTGTTTTTTTTGGTTATTTGATCTACATGAATGTAGGGAAAACTCTTTAAGTGAATATTCATAAATCAATCAAACATTATAAATGGTCATCATTACCGACAACAATCGTTACAAAGATGATGATGGTGAGAAATTTGCCGAACACTTTGCGCATTTCCCTTACGAACTGAGTCCTTTTCAAAAACATGCTATCCAAGGAATTGTTGAGGGCAATCATGTCTTGGTAACCGCGGCCACCGGGTCGGGGAAAACACTGCCCGCCGAGTTCGCCATACGACATTTTACGAGTTTGGGGAAACGCGTCATTTACTGCTCGCCGATCAAGGCCTTGTCGAACCAGAAAACATACGACTTTACGCAAAAATACCCGGACATTTCGTTTGGATTGCTAACGGGCGACATCAAGACAAATCCGATGGCCCAAGTGTTGATAATGACGACGGAAATCTTGATGAATCGATTGTTTACCATGTCTACCCCCGAAACAAAATCAACTCATGCTTCTTTTGAAATGGACATTGAAAACGACTTGGCGTGCGTCATTTTCGACGAGCTCCACTACATCAACGACGCACATCGTGGTCACGTGTGGGAACAGTCGATTCTCATGCTTCCGCCTCACATCCAAATGGTGATGTTGTCGGCGACGCTCGATGATCCACGCAAGTTCGCCTCGTGGGTTGAATCGCGACCAAGCGGAAAACCAGTTGTGATTTGCTCAACCGATACGCGAATCGTCCCTTTAACCCACTACATCTACCTCAATTCACCAGAAGGTCTCTTTAAGAAAATGAAGGACAAAGATGCCGAAAAAACCGTGCGAAAATCTTTGAACTGTTGTTTGCCGATCCGGTCGGCGGAAGGTGTGTTTAACGTTGAGACATACAATGAAAGTCGGCGAATTTTGCGGCTCATGTGGGATCATGATGTCGGGGCAAAAAGGAAAGCGGTTTTGAATGATTTGTTGAGCCATTTGTTAGAGCACGATATGCTCCCCGCAATCTGCTTTGTCTTTTCTAGAAAGCAGGTCGAGCAATGTGCGCATGAGGTCACCGTGTCTGTTTTACCCGATGATTCGAAAACGCCTCATACGATTCGCAAAGAGTGCGAAGGCATCATTCGCCGGCTACCCAATTGGCGCGAGTATGACGGACTACCCGAGTACCAAAGTCTCGTTGGTCTTTTGGAGAAGGGCATCGGGATCCACCATTCGGGGATGATTCCGGTGTTGCGCGAAATCGTCGAGTTTATGATTTCGAAAAAACACATTCGCGTGTTATTTGCGACCGAGAGTTTTGCAATTGGGCTCGACTGTCCTATCAAGACGGCCATTTTCGTCGATTTGAAGAAGCATGACGGCGCAGAGCAGCCGCGCTATCTCTTGTCGCATGAGTATACGCAGATGGCTGGGAGGGCGGGTCGTCGAGGCATCGACACAGTTGGTCACGTGATTCATTGCTTGAATTTGTTCGATCAACCCGACGTCGGCACCTACATGGAGATTTTGTGTGGTAAGCCGCAACGACTTGTGAGTAAGTTTCAAATATACTACTCGGTGGCACTCAATTTGTTCAAAACATCCACCAATGTTTCGATCGAGGACATCGAGGCTTTCGTAAAGAGGTCGATGTACAAGTCGGAAATCGATAAAGTGTCTTCCGGTCTAACATCGGAAATCGTGGAATTAACCCGCAAAATCGAGGCAAAATCTGTCATGGCAAACATGGAAGTTCTTCAAATGTACCACGCGCGACTACAACGGTTGAAAATGAGTGCAAACAAGAAGCGCAAGGAGATTGAATTAGAAATGCTTAAAATGAAAGCGGAGCACCCCAACTTGGATAAGGATTTGGTTCCATATTCGGAAGTCGTGGCGTTAAAAGAGGCATTAAAAGAAAAAGAGGCGGCTCTAACGGGAAACGAAGCGTCCATCAATACGCAAATACACAATTTGATTTCGATTTTGTTGGAGTTTGGAATTATAGAGCGACTAGATGTTGACTTTCTCCGTCTGACGTCAGAGAAAGGTGTCATCGCATCGTGTCTCGCTGAAATAAATCCAGTGCTCATTGCGGTCATTTGCACCGAATGGAACTACTTTGAAGAGTTTGGGTCGCGTGAATTGGCCGCTTTTTTTTCATTGTTTACTGATGCGCGCAACGATGAACTCTACATAGAGAACGAAATGCTCCATGCAAAAATTATGCAGTTCGACCACATACGTCATTCGTTGATAGTAGCCCAAGACAGTCGAAACGTCTTTGTAAAAGAGTCCGGATTAGAAGGATTCAATTATGGCCTAGTAGACGTTATATTAAGTTGGTGCGACTGTGAAAACGAAGAGCAATGCAAGGGTGTCATCTATGATTACGACTTGACGATTGGTGATTTTACCAAAGCGGTTCTGAAAATTTCGACGCTTGTTAGAGAAATGATAGGAATGTGCGAACAACTTAACAAAATTGAACTTATGCATAAACTTGCGGCCATTGACGGACTTATTTTGAAGTACGTAACAACGAGTCAAAGTTTGTACTTGTAATTTGTTTGAATCATAAAAATATTATCCAATGTAAAAATTTACAAAAAAAATTGCAAAAAAAATTTACAAAAAAAATTGCAAAAAAAATTTACAAAAAAAATTGCAAAAAAAATTGCAAAAAAAATTGCAAAAAAAATGTTTGAAAAAAAAGACGTCTCTGCCGCCCATGCACTAGTGTCGCTACGCACCGAATGCGACATTTATCCAATTGACGGCTCCGATAAAGACACTCTACTGCGGATTGTAATGTTCAATTTGCTTAGAAAGTGTTTCGTCGAGTATTTCTCTTTGGCAAAGTTTGCGGACCGCTGGAATGTCCTCCAAAACAAAATCCCCCAGTTCGCCGCCAAATGCGAATATTATTTATATAAATCTGCTACAAATATGGAGGTATACAAGGACACTAACACTCTGCGAAGCCGCATAACAGAATATCAGAACCGAACCTCCATAGTAGGCGCGTATTGAACATTTTTTTGAATAATTTATTTTTTCCTTAAACAAAGAAACAAACAAACAAAGAAACAAAGAAAGAAATATAAACATTTTTACACACACAATCGTATTATATATAAAATGGAGCACATGTTTGAAGAATCCATGATGACTACACACACACCAAAAGTAATGAAACCCACTTGTCCCAAGATCGTTGTACTAGGTGGCGCGGGATTCATTGGCAACCAATTGTGCCAGAAATTGATTGAAGACGGTCATCATGTCATTTTTATACACCATACATTTCCGGAGCCCAAAGAGGAATTGTTTAAGAACCCGCGTTTCGAATATATTCACCATAATATTGTGAACCCTATCGAGTTAAAAGACACCAATGTTAGTCAGATCTACTACTTGGCCTGCACCGCACAACAAGAAGACCCGCTGTCAACAATCAAAACTTGCGTTATGGGAACCTTTAATGCAGTTGAACTTGCGCATAAAAAAGGTGCGCGACTACTACTCCATGCTTCCACCTCGGAAGGATTGGCCGAGACCATCGTGGTCGAAAGCAGCAAGGCGTCCGGATTGGAAGTCCGGATTGCGCGAATATTCAACGTGGACGACGAGACCGCACATGAACTCATAGCTTTCATGAATAATGAATCGTTACAAGGTCCCATAAACATCGGAAATCCTTAAGAGTACGTTTTTAAGAAGAAGTTGCAGCAACTTGTCTAAAGAAAGTGTTCACTTGATCAAAATCGGCACCAGCCACAGACGAATCCGGCAAATAACTTAAATTTCCACTGTTGAAACAAAGAATGGCGGGGATGCCATTAATTTGCCGTTTCGATTTGAAAGCGGCATACAGGTCAAATGACTCGTCGATGTCGATCATGATGCACTTGACGGAGTTAGGCATTCTCGAAAACCATTGCTGTACGTGCGCCTCGATCCGTTGGCAAGGTCCGCACCATGTCGCTCCAAATTTTAGAACAACTTTTCCGGGATTTTCACGGAGCAATTGTTCAAAGGCTTCCCTACTAAGCTCGTCGCACTCCATCATAGGAACAACTTTTGTTGTGGTATTCACTTTGACTTGAGGAGTAAATTGCATTTGTATAATATCACAGAGACAAATATTTTGTTCACTTTAACGATCAATCATCCGTCTAAATCATTGAATTAAAATGCCGCCAAAATATAACAAAAATGGCGTCTACCCACAACCTCGATATAAACAAATACTCTTTAGAGGAAATATTCGGGCTTTTCAACTTGGATTACAACTTGACAGAAGAAACAATGCGCGCCGCCAAAATGAAAGTGCTCATGATTCATCCAGACAAGTCGAGACTACCCGCCACCTATTTTCACTTTTACAAACAAGCATACGACATTGTTCTAAATATATACAAACAAAAAAACAGGGGATTGTCGAATCAACCATCAAGCATCGGAAACAACAACAATGAAGAACCGAAACAACTCGACGTATCCAAAAAGGTATCGAGTCAAAAATTCAACGAACTCTTTGATCAAAATATGGCCAAAAAAGTCGACACTTCCAGATATGAGTGGTTCAAAACCGACGCAACAGAAGACTACAGCAAAAGACAAGTGAATCCCAAAAACATGGGACAAGAACTCGAGGCAATTAAGCAAAAACAGGCCGCGCTAACCGTTTACAAAGGTGTGCAGGAATTAAGGAGCGGAGGAGGGGGCACCAATTACTTTGATGAGGACGACGATGACAATGGAGGGCAATATGTGGACTGCGATGTTTTTAGTAAACTGAAGTTCGACGACTTGCGAAAAGTCCACAAAGACCAAACCGTGTTTGCGGTATCGGAAAGCGACTTTGGAAAAAGGCCGCAGTACAAAACGGTCGACCAATTTGTAAGAGAACGCGATGCGGGCGGAAGCGCACCACTTTCGAAAATTGAGGCCGCCGCACTTTTGGAAAGACAACAGAGTGAAAAAGAACGCATCATCATGAACAAACAACATCGCGACTACATGTTGCAAAAGGAGTACGAGGAAAAACAGAAGGCGGTGCGCGCGGCATTCTTACAATTGAAATAAGACAATAATTTATGTGTCGATATTATAAAGAAACGAACGATGTTTGATAGAAAATACGCATATCATTATTTAGTAGCCGTGGGAATAATCGCGATCGTTAGTTATTATGGAGACAAAATTAAACAGGGGTTATCCAACAACGAAGTCGAGAACGAACTCATTCGCAAATACTTGTTGAACGAGTCGCCGCTTTATGGAATGAACCGACCCAAATTGTGGATACACAGCACCTACGAAAAAAACGCAAGACAATGGAAGGACTTTTATAGTAGAAACACCACGGACCTTAACCAGCCGTATATCCACCTTACCATCAAGTCTATCATCAACCATTGTGGAAAAGACTTCAATATATGTCTTATTGATGACGAAACATTTAGCAAGCTGATCCCGACATGGGAAGTCAACTTGGCTTCGCTGTCGGAGCCACACAAGTCCGCATATCGCGAAGTTGGCATGTTACAATTGCTCTACTTGTATGGAGGCATTGTTGTGCCCAATTCGTTCGTATGTATGAAGAACTTGATGCCGCTTTATGAACAGTCAGCGCCCTTCTTTGTGGAGGAAATAAACCGCTCGACCAATGTTGCGAACAAGCGCGAAAACGCCAATTTTGCGCCGTCGATGAAAATGATGGGAGCGAAGAAGGGATGCCCGGAAATTAAGCAAATGCTTGCCGAAAACAAAGTCGACCCCACTGGACATTTCACAGTTGAACCCAAATTCGTTGGAAAAATGCAGCAGTGGTTGCTTACAAGCGGCGGTCGCATTACTATCATAAATGGGAAGCAAATTGGTATTAAGTCGACAAAGGGCAAGCAGATCTTACTCGAGCATTTAATGAGCGAAAACTTTTTGGATTTGGACAAAGATGCTTATGGTATCTACATACCCGCTCACGAAATTCTAGCAAGACCAAAGTATCAATGGTTTGCTTATTTGTCGTCAGACGAGGTACTTAAGACAAATCCGATCATAGTCAAGTACTTGAAGTCATCGGCAATCGATGTGATTAACGAGTACTTTGCTGACACGGAGATCAAAAGCGTAGCGACCATTTAAGCACAAACGTTTCCATAACTTAATTTATTGCAAAATAATAATATATAAAAAATAAATTATTATTGTATATAAAGAAAGTAGTCGACAAAACAAAAACCAACATGTTAAAACAAATTTTCAAATCGGAAATACCTCAAAATATTCTTTTCGATTTGTTAGAACAAATTTGTTTAAAAACAGAGAAGTACTACTTTATTGACATTAATTCATATAAAAAAATGCTATTTGCAGAGCTACACAAACCATTCATTGAACAAATAGCACCGTACTATCACGCATCGAAACAATTCTATGTAGACAGGGACTTTGTATACACGTCTTTCACCAACATTATTCGCCAAATTTGCAAACATAATGGTATCAAAATCGAATCTGAAGTCAAGTACAACCAGTCACAATACTACATAAACTTTTTTGTATTCTACGGAGCTACTGCTGAAACAGCTCCGACATTAGGTTGTTTGTAAAAAATGCCAGCTCAATTACGTCTTCGTGCATCTTGTGGAAAATCGTAATGTATTTGCACAACAGAGGAATCGTGCGATACTTTTGCACCTCGTCCAAATTCTTCGTGAACTTAACAAACGTGAAAAAATAGTCCAAAATGTCAATGACAGAATAGCCATAGTCGTGGATTTCGTACAAGATGCCGATTGCACCGCGCAAGTCGCGTTCCTTCAACTTTGTCAAATAATTGTCAAACTGCACATACGAAATGTTTGAACACAATTTTTGAACCAGTTCCAAATCGGCGCGACGACCCAGAATAAAAATCTTTTCCAAATGGTTGATTAACACGCGAATCGAATTGTCGCTAATATTGATCAAAAACTCTTTCGCGAACTCGTCGATTTCAATGCACTCCTTTTTCACTATTTTCGCCATGGTCGCCTCCAAGTTTGACCGACTCACTTGATTGATTTTCAAAATATGCAGACGCGACTGCAAACTCTCGTTTACTTTCTGTATATTGGAGCAAACTGAAATGAATTGTATATTTTTCGAATACTTGTCCAAATAGTTGCGGAATACCTGCTGGCTCTGCTCGTTAATAGTGTCAATGTCGTCGATTACAATGAACTTTTTCTTGTTCGGAATGTTGGAAGACGATTGACAAAACGTTTTCATTTCGGTGCGGAAGAACTGGATGCCCTGTTCTTTCAGATTGTTTATAAACATGATGTTGTATTCGGGGAAAGTCGCGGTTTCATTGAGTCCATAGTATTCGCGAATGATTGCGTAGATAAGAGATGTTTTTCCGGAACATGCGTTTCCCACCAGAAGAATATTCAGATCGTTCAATTCATGAAGCGTTTTGAGTACATCGATATGCGCCTGGTCCAAGTAGAAATCTGTGACAAAGTAGGGGCGATATTTCAAAATAAATGTTGGGGGTTCTTTTTGCATTAAATCCAATAGGAGACTTGGGTTTAATCGGTTTTGGGAAAATAATAATAATAATAATAATAATAATATTTGAAACTTTGTTTGTTTTTACACTTTATTTGTCCATACTTTCAACATTTCGAGAGCCCAACTTGGCAACTCATCTTCTTTCTTCAAATGGTCAAATCGGCGTTGCAAAGATAGCTGAACTTGTTTCCAAGCCACAGCCTTCATTTCGGGTGCTTTATATTGATAATCCTCTAATATTTTGGTCAAGTTCAATTTCAACTCATCGTCTTCTTCAATGAATGTTAGCATTTGTAACACAACCTCTGTGAAATCTCGCATGTATAAAAGATATAACGAAAAAAAATAACGTTATATGTTTTTGTTTTTGTTTTGCTGATGCTCAATCAGTTCTTTTCGAAGTTCCAAAATCTTTCTTTTTTGAAATTGGATGATGGCGTTTTTCTCCTCGATGAGCGACTTTAAAAATTCAATATAATTGCGCTGCTTTACGCGACTCATATGGGCACTAAGGCGATTTCTTAATCTCCTCTTTTTTTCCTCGTCGTCTGTCAAAATCCTTTTTTTTGGAGTGAAGTTTCCATAATCGCGAGTTAAGTTGAATGATGTATCATGATCATCATCATTTGTATCATCATCATTTGTATCATCATTATGATGGTCCTCCGAAAAAATTTCAAACGAGTCCCAATCGTCCATGATCATTTTTTTTGTATGTCCTTGTTTTATGACTTTATAGCCAGATTGCAGTTTATTAAACAAAGTGTTTGGCCAAAAACTAAAAGATGCAATGCTAAATGATTCAACTCGTAAAAGGGCACTACATACAAAAGCACACCGATTGCAACATTTATGGCCAACAAGTCTGCCTTTAATTCAATGGTTGAAGCGTTCAATACAATTAACATACAATCGATTGCACTTGGCAAAAGGCAGTATTTATACATTGTGTGCGTCGAAATCTCTCCATCGTCGAGAATCTGTTTCTTCAATGAGACAATTGCCAACAATTTCCTATAAAATCCAACAATACCAATCAGGTGTGATGCGCCAGATAAAAATATGAGATCGCGGTCTGCATTATAAGACAATACAAAATGCGTGGCTACTACTAGGAATGACCGCATATGAATAGCGACATGGTGGTTCGCATAGATGTCGATAATATCACTGGAAGTATATACCACCAAATACTTGCGCAAATAATACTTTGCGAGCTTTGCATGAAAGACATAACTGCAAAAAGCAAATGTCAAAATGCCAAAAACGTCCAAGACAAATGCGTCATTGCTTCCGTAAAGGGTGAATGCTGCATACACATTGAGTAAATAAGTATATTGAAGAAGCGTTTCGGCAAATACATTGCTATTGAGAAACTTGAAATGGTTGATAATAATCATTTTATAAAGCTTCTTGCAAATCAGCGAGAACCAAAATAAATTGAGCAGAAACAATCCGTAAATGCAACCGTATATGTGCAAACATCTTGGAATCGAATTTTGCGTAAATGAAGACAAAACTTCGTAAGTGCGCGGATTCCTCACAATGTCGATATAAAAGTCGTAAACTCGAAGTTTGAAAAAACTCAAGATGAATAGGAGAGCATTGATGGCATAAATTGTGGAAAACATGCGGTTATTTGGTCCCATATACTCCTCCAACCATACTCGAGCAATGTAGAAGAACGTACTCATTTCTGTCATCAATAAAGTACCAAATGCAGTGAAAATCGTGTCGGCCGGAATCCCGTGCAAATATGCGAACCCAATGGTGCCTACTGTCAGCACGTGGTGAATAAATGCGTCATTCTTCGCAAAGAGTAAATCGATGGAACAATACGATAAAATGGAAACATTGATGATGTGGATAAATGCGGTTGACGAAAACCACTGGTAAAGAAGTACATTTGCAAGTGTTATTGAACATACAGTGAAAGACGCGATATTTTCATATTTTTGTATAATCGGATTAGAGCGGAATTCAAGAAATCGTTGCATAAAAAACCAATACTTTACCCAATTTACGCATTTCGATTTTATATTATTTGCTTTTATCCTTTTGTGAAAAAAATATATAAAAAATTAGAAAAATGATTACTATATATATTATTGCAGATGTCGACACACTATGAGACACTTGGCGTTTCGAAAGAAGCAACTGAAAAGGAAATCAAGCAGGCATTTCGCGCGATGTCCATGAAGTACCATCCGGATAAGGTACAGGGTAAAAGCGCAGAAGAACAGGATGAAGCAAATCGGAGAATGCAGGAAATTAATTCTGCGAATGACATTTTGAGCGATGCGCAACAAAGACAACAATATGACATGGAGTTGCAGGGCGTTCCTAGGCAAGGTTTTCCACCGGGATTCCCTTTTGGTCCGGGAGGCCCTTTTAATAACAACCCTTTTGGTCAGGGCAACAACCCTTTTGGTCAGGGCAACAACCCTTTTGGTCAGGGCAACAACCCTTTTGGTCAAGGTTTCCCATTCGGTCCTGGTGTCCATTTCGCCCATACTAGCGGCGGTCCCAACATCCATTTTGCCCAAGCAGGGGGTCCGAACATCCATTTTGCCCATACGGGCGGCCAAAACATATTTGAAATGCTTTTTGGAGAAATGCACGGTTTTGAACGCAGGGTCAACAAACCCGATCCGATCGAGAAAGACGTTGAAATCACATTGAAAAATGCATACGATGGGACGCCGCTTCAAATTGAGATTGAACGGTTTGTGAAAACCACCAACTCAATGACCAAAGAAACAGAAACGCTTATTGTGAACATTCCTCAGGGTGTTGACAATGGTGACTGCGTTCTAATTCAAGACAAAGGGCATGTGATTTTAGGGACGCAGGGTGACGTAAAATTGAATATACGCGTGACAAATGACACCGAGTTTACGCGCAGTGACACCGATCTTCATTATAAGAAGAAAATAACTCTCAAAGAGGCGCTTTGTGGATTCAAGTTTAAACTTGACCATTTAAGTGGCAACCAAATATCGCTTAATGTTAATGTCGTTATTTACACTGGAGCAAAACAGGTTATTAAAAACTGGGGCATGATCAAGAATGGTGTAGTGGGCAATTTTGTCTTGGAATTCGAAGTTGTCTTTCCAGATGCACTTACACAAGAGCAGAAGGATGCAATTGAACAACTTCTGTGAGCATAATATGCTGTGATAAAATTGATGGTTAATAAAAAAAAAGAGACATAAAGACAACCCGTGTTTGAAGAATAGTTTAATATGATACAACAAACTATTCGCTATTTGTCTACACCTATCGGTATATATTTTATGTGGATTGTCTTGCATTATTTTACTCCTCACTTATATACGTATTTTTGCACACCACCGACCGCGTATGGGTTTTTCCTGTCGCCGTTTATCGCACCAACGCCGCATTGCAGTGCATTTAGGTGGATTATGTACACTGGCGGGAATATGATTACCACAATGTGGGTACTCATTGGAGGGTGGGTTGTGCACAAAGTGTTCAGCGATCCAACAAGTGGAACAAAATCAACGGCGCCGCCTGCTGGATGAGGTCTTCTTCTTCTTGCTTTTCTGGCGTCTTGACTTCTTCCTTTTGCTTTTCGATTTACCACCCTTTTGTTCCTCTTCTGCCTTAGGTTCCTCTTCTACTGGAGGAGGAGGAGGAGGTGCTTCTTCTTCAACTGGAGGTTCTTCAACTTGGGGTTCTTCAACCTCTTCTTGTGGCACCTCTTCCTTCGAAGACTCTGAATCGGAATCCGACTTTACAAAAACATAATATCCTAAAATTGCAACCGAGACACCAAGAAGTCCCGAAAGCATTGTTGATTGGTTTGTAATCATACTGTTGAGTCTATCTTTGGTTGTTTCAAATGTGTTCATTTCCTATATACATTATTTGACAAAATAATATACATTTATATTAAAATGTTTGCTGACAAAAACAATCATTTGATAAAACAAATATTCTCGGGAACAAAGCGCCGTCATGGAGGCGAGGTAGTAGAATCGGCGAAAGTACCAGAAAACGTAGTTGAGGAAGAAGAATACGAAACAACTGCTTCGCTAGAAAACGAAGTACCCGTAAAACAGAGCTACGATGATATTTTGCCCCAGTATCTTTTCAAAAATTGGACTTCACAAAAGATCACAGAGGAGACAAAAATTCACGTTTGTGCTTACAATTCGGATGTCAATTTTGTTAAATACATTGTTGAAACCAGAGACAAAAAAGCATTTTTTCCTTCATTTGTCTTTACACCTTCGCAAAAAGGAGGATTCCTCGATGGCGAAAGTTCGGATGACCCTTTAGACAAGTCATTTGAGTCTGAGGTTTTAAAGTTTACAAATAGCTTTTATTCGAATGTACAGAGTGTCGGAGGTGGCGATTTGACTAAAGCAAGTGCATTGTTTACAACAAATGAAGAGGTAGAAAGGTCCATTATGCAACCAATAACTAATCAAGACAAATCTGTTTTGCAACAAACAACCTCTTTAAATAAAGACTTGTCTTTAACAGACACTTTGTCTTCATCGATGACGTCCAAATATATTGGTTATTTAAATATTAACAACAGCATATATGCATTTGTAAAAGTGACATCTTCAACAAGTTTGAATGATGCGTATACAGAGACAATTTTGAACGAACTCTTTCATACATTCAAAGTATTTGATGATGATGTAGACGACTCGGTCCGCACTCTTTTCGAAAACAATGCATGGCTTTTGATTAAAGATGAACCATTCAGTGGTTACTTGTGTGATGTTACAAACGAAGACAAACAGATGAAAAACTTAAAGAAAGCAGAGCCCACCGAGTTAACCAATATAGAATCGATTGGGGATTTTTACTATTTTAGTTTTTTGCCATTGGACAAAGAGAATGCGAAACTGTATCAGCGGTATGCATTCTTCCCTGGCGAGTATGTTTGCATACTAGACGAAAGTCAGTTGGAAGAGTATAAAAAAGACAAAATGTCTTATGCTGAAGACAAATCAATCTATTTCAAAGGAGATATATTAGCGGCAAAAAAACAAGGACATGAATTTTTCGCAGTTAGAACGCCGTCTCAATTTACGCAGTATTAGATAAATTATAACATAATCTTATTTTATAATTTGTGGATGAGTACAGAAGAAGTAGATCAAATACAAGGCGATCAATTACAAGGCGATCAAATACAAGGCGATCAAATACAAGGCGATCAATTACAAGGCGATCAAATACAAGGCGATCAAATACAAGGCGATCAATTACAAGGCGATCAACTACAAGGCGATCAAATACAAGGCGATCAAATACAAGGCGATCAATTACAAGGCGATCAAATATCTCCGGAAGAACAAAATGTATTGGTTAAAGACAATGATCTATTTGAAATAAGCTCATTTTATCAGTCGAAATATTTTTGGACATTTGTCTTGCTCTTTATTGCCGGAGTCTTTTATGGAATGACATATGCATTCAAAAATATGCAAATAAAATTCCCACTGTACTGCGCCTGTGTGTGGCTAGTTTGTCTTGCCCTCATTTGTTTAGCCAATTATCGATCGGATCAAACTGCATCTGGACCGAGTTCTTCTTCTTCTGCGTAATTTAAATTGACAAACTCCTCCGACATATAAGTGTCCAAGAATTTGCTCAACATTTCGTCATCGACTTTGTCGCTCATGGCAGTTCGAACTTCGTCTTTCATCGGCCACCTTCCGTGGTTTTCTGAAAACAAAGTAATGTAAGAGTCTATGTTTTTGTTTTGTTCTTTTACCTTGTTCGCAACTGACTTTGTAGTGTTGATGAATTTTAGTTGAAGCTCCACCTTTCGCCTTTTCTCCTCCTCCTCTTGGTCTCTTCGCTCTTTTTCTCTTTGTAGCCGTTTCTCATAATCTTCTTGTATTTTGGTGATTTTCTGCGACACGACCGAGTACATGACTTCCTCGCTCTTTGCGGGTTGTGGACTTGTTGCCTCTTTGTACCAAGGATGACGATCGTCGTCGGCACTCACGATGATGTTGCAAACGTCGGGTTTCTTCAACTTCTCGAACATTGCCTCTTTCTTCTTCATTTCTTCTTCTTTCTTGATCTTGTTGTCGGCGTTCTTCTTCGAGCAGCAGAGCCAAGTTTGCGTTCGGCCTGAGAATGTTTCCAAGAATTCGTTCGTGACGGAAATGGGGATCGATGGACTCGTTTCCATTAAACGATCAAACTCGTCGCGATTTGTCTTCAAGAATTGCCCGGCGTCACTTGAGCGTTCGTCAGGGTGTTTTGCAAGCTCGATACGGATATTTCGCGCAAATTTGTCCCACGCGATAGCAGAGACGCGGTGGGACTCATTGTACTCGGAGATTTTCAAATATTGTTGGATGGTTGTCAAGATGCCGATGAAAATGTTGACGGAACCGATCACCATCGGCGCCAAGGTTTGCATAGAGACGGGCAAGCTGCCTTGGGCAAATGATGCCGTTCCCGAAATCGTTGACAGAATAATTGCGGGGATGGTGAACCACGCGTGCATGTAGGAGAATTTTTGGTGTGCCCTAGTGTGCAACCATTTGTAGCATTTTGCAATGTCGCACCACTCGACGACGATTTTTTCGTTCTCTTTTGACCATTGCACCTCAATGATACTTGATGTTTCGACAGTAACGCCGTCTTGTTCTTTAATAAATTCGTCTGCCATGAAGTGATAGTATAAATGTGCATTACATATTTTTTCTGCAAGTTTATGGATTGAATCAAAAAAAAAATAATGTCGCCGGGTCGCAAATATTACATCTTTCTTGGGACGAAAGAGGGTCCCATCCCTTTAAACAAGAATCTTTTCAAATTAAACGTTGAAAAGTTTTTCAACAAATCCAAAGTCACTAAAATAGACATCCGACATACACAAGGGAACAAATATCATGCATTTGTAACAATTACTTCTCAGCGACTTTACCGCGCCATAATAAAGAGTAACACTAAATATATTGCCATAAATGACGGCAAGTGGAATATTTACAACTATATAAGTCGAGAAGAACGCAGTAAAAAAGAAGTGGATAAAGAAGAGTCTGATACCGAAGATTGTGATGAAGAATCAGATGATGGAGAAGAATACTTGGTTGATGAAGAAGAAGAGGAAGAAGTGAAAGAAGAAGAAGAAGAAGAAGTGAAAGAAGAAGAAGAAGTGAAAGAAGTAAAAGAAGTAAAAGAAGTAAAAGAGGAAGTAGTCAAGGAATACAAATCCCCATACTCCTTTCTCCAAACGAAACAGGAAGTGGACGCATTCGAGTCCATATTCAAAGACTGGTGGCATGTAAACACACATATCACATTAGGGGACGAAATTGCAAACCTCTTGCAATGGTGTCTCGAAAGACACGTATTTTTATAAATGCGTTAAAGTCGTTTAAAATCTTCGCTCGTAGCAGTTTATATATTTTAACATGTATGTATCGTGCATGTTGTATGGAGGTTTAGGGAACCAGTTATTTCAAATTTTTGCCACAATCGCATATTCAATTAATCATAATATGAAATTTAAATTTAAATACACAACCAATTTGGGAAAAAGAAACACATATTGGCACACACTTTTTGCACCCATTATAGAAGACACTTGCGACGAAATCGAGGGTGACTTTTATCAAATCGATCAAGGCAATCCAGCATTTTTTGACCCACCATTAAACAGAGATATTATGCTAAATGGGTACTTTCAGAGCCCCGATTTTTTCGAAACGCATTTCATCCAAATACGTGAGATGTTGCAAATGGATCAAAGACAAAAGTCTGTTAAAAATGAACATGCGATATCAATGCATTTCCGTCTGGGTGATTACAAAGAGTTGCCAGACTGCCACCCTATCCTCAATGTCGATTACTACACAGACGCGCTGCAATATATTTTGTTGATGGATCCCAGCATAACTTGCGTTGAATACTTTTGCGAAGATGATGATTTAGAGACAGTCAAGACAAATATTGAAATGATAAGACAAGAGTTTAGAAATGTTGCGTTTGAAAGGCGTAGAATGGAGACCGACTGGGAAGAACTGCTTGCAATGAGTAATAATAAACATAATATCATTGCAAACAGTAGTTTCAGTTGGTGGGCTGCTTATTTAAATACAAGTGAAGACAAAATCGTATGCTACCCGTCTGTCTGGTTTGGTCGTATGATTCACAGTGACATATCGACAATGTTTCCGCGAAATTGGATAAAAATATAATTGTATTATAAATGGACAAGGAATTACACGATCTTATAGCGGATTTTGTAAACATAAAAAACGTGGTATGTGAAATAGGAGATATCATAAATACCATTAAACACAAACTGGCACGGTTAAAAGAGATACATACAGATTTCATCAAAGACAAAGACAACAATAATAAGATTTTCTTGATTTGTCTTGAGTCGTTTCATTTTCAATACAAGGTTATGACCGTTGAAATGGACAATATGCAGCGGAATTTCATGCTATTAACCAATCGCACATACTGTGACTACTACAATTTATATGGTATTTTGTACAAGGTTTTTGAAGACTATAATCTAAAAGTTCCTACTCTTAAAAACCATCCAGTTTACAAAGATTTAGAACCATTTCACGAGTATACGCTAGAAGAAATTGTCTTGGTTCATGACAATGTAACAGAGTTGATTGAAAAATTGATCAACAAATTTCATGAGAAAGAGAAGCTTGTAAACAAATACGTTTACAAATCCCAGAGCGGGTTTCGCATCGCAAATCTTATCAATACTCATGAGTATGAAACCAGTGTCCTAAAAGACAAAATTGTACTCTACTCCAATTACTGCAAATTTTTCTTAGAGACTCAAATGAAATATTTTGGAAGACTTTGTTTAAAAATCGGCGCACTTCGCGATGAAATCGACGAAGAGATCATATTCCGAGAAACACCTTTTGATAATGGACCGATAAAAGAGGACGACACCTTGACACAGACTTGTGAGGAGCTTCCTGTTGCACAGTGGAAGAATGATGATTTTGACAGTAATGTTTTTGTAAAAGAAGATGTGGTTGTTACCGAAGAGTTGGTCGGAATTTCATCGGAAGATTTGGATAATTTTAAGACAATACCGGCAAAAAATGGAAACAAAAATAAAAATAAAAAGAAGTAACCAATGTTGAAAAAAATAAATACAAGACAAAAAAATTATTATTACAAGTCCACGCCTTTTTTGTAATAATAGGTAAAAAATAAAATCATCTACGCCAATAGCAAAAGCGTTTGATGTTATATTTCAGAAACAATATTTGGTATGTGGCAAATAATGCCTTTAATTAATTTTATATCGTCGGTGTTGTCTGGCAACCCAACAATTCGTTGAGCATATGTTGCGTGTGCAATACACATTGGCATTGATGCAGAACCAACAAATAATTTACAAGAGTTAATGATTATGCACAGTTCTTCAAAACTCGATGGTTTATGAATATGTGGAATAACGATTCCTGTTTTATCTACAAAGTATTCAAAATCATTTGTTTCCATATTCAAAAACATAATATTATCAATTCCATATTCATTTACAATGTCAGAATAATTAATATTATTTGGAAATCTGTATGAAGTGATATGAATAACTACTTTGGAATTCCACTGTGAATCACTTTTGGTTTTGATCCACGCATGTTTGCCCATTTGAATTTCATATTCTTGTAAAAACAGCTCGTACATATTTATTTTGAATAATTGTTCGTTCTGTCGCCATGAGCCCAAATATATGTCAATGGAATCTGGCATGCCGATGCGCAAATCTTCAATGTATGGTTGAGATTTGACAACGGCTTGAATATCATTGTAAGTTTCTTCGATTCCTTTGCGAAATGTTATGTCCGTATTAATCATATAAAGGATACCTTTCCTGCCGGTTTTGTAGTAATTTTCGCAAACGACTGACAATTGTAATATAAAGTCTCCCAATAAACCAGGGGCCGTGTAATTAATTGGTTCAAGATTTGACATATGCTGTATAAAATGTATAATAATTATTTAAGTAGGTTGTTAAATAATTTAAAATTATAATTATGTGTTTATACACTTGAATAAATAGCTATGATACATATTTATGAACCAAATATATGTAAGTACAGTGAAAGTGCACATGACGCAATAAACAGTGGATGGATATCCAATCACGGAAAATACATTAAACTATCTAATGAAAAACTGTGTAAAATACTTGATTGTAAGTATTCCATTTTATTGGCAAATGGTACTTGTGCGACACATTGTCTCTTTTTGTCAATCAAGTATAAGCATCCTGAAATTACAAAAATCTATGTTCCGAATAATGCATATGTTGCCGCGTGGAATTCGGCATTAATGGTTTACAAGATTAATCAGCTAGAAGTTATGAAAATGAACAGCGAAACTTGGAATATAGAGACAAATGAAGATTATATAAAATCGCTTGATAAAAACGCAGCGGTTTTAATAGTTCACAATCTAGGAAATATAATCAATGTTCCGCGACTTAAAAATATAAGACCGGATTTGATTTTTGTGGAAGATAATTGTGAGGGATTGTTTGGCAAGTACAATGATATTTATTCGGGAGTGTCTTCCGATATTTTATGTTCGTCTGTTTCATTTTATGGAAATAAAGTGATAACATCTGGCGAGGGAGGGGCATTTTTAACAAACCACCAAGATGTGTATGAATACATTAAAAAAGTATATTCACAAGGGATGTCATCTGTGCGTTATTTACATGACGTTCACGCATACAATTATAGAATGACAAACATTCAAGCTGCTTTTTTATATGATCAGTTAAATGACATTGACGCAATATTGCAGAATAAAAAAAGGATTTTTAGTTATTATGAAAAATTATTTGATTTTTTGATCACAAATAATAATGTCTCTTTATTTAAGAAAGAAGAAAATACCGAAAAAGCCGATTGGATCTTTGCAGTTCGAATTATTGGAAATAAGAGAACCATCGAAGAAACCGACGATTTTTTCAGAAAGAACCGCGTCGATATAAGACCTTTTTTTTATCCGATTGATAAACACCTACATTTGTCTTGTATAAAAAACACAGATGATGTTTCATTAACATTAAACAAAGAAATTATTATGATTCCATCTTCTCCAACAATTACAGAAGACGAACAAAAACACGTAGTTGATGTGGTTTTTAAATTTTGTCTTTTACAGCCGGTGTCTCTATAAACTTTTTGGTATTTTCATATACCAACATACCCAATCCAGCAGACGGAATTGTTCGAAGATACACTAATCCGATTCCATTATATAAACTTTTAAAACTATTTTGTTTTATTATATTATAATAGCTGTTGCTGTTGCTGTTGCTGTTACTATTGACAATGCTATTGTTTACAAATTTTTTAACTTTGATCGTATCCAATGGATAAAATAGCGTCCACAATGTAAAACTGCTAATCGATCCGTTTACAAAAGGATTATTAAAATTGTCTGATAAAGTTTTATAAGTATATAAATAAACCATACTACTCAAATTATTTCTTAATATTTCAACAAACATTCCTCTAAAAATGTTTTTATTAAAATTATTCCTTATAATTTGGTGCATTGTTTTGTCTTTAAAGAAGACATAATTTGTATTTAATAAATTGACAGGTGTCATATATATCGATGAAATTAATGATGGATAAATAGAACATTCTATTGTTGAATATTTATTATTTTTCAAATTTTCATACATTTTAAATGTGATTGCGCGATCAATCGGAACCGATATTAATGGAAAACTCAACCCTTTGTAAAAATTAATTGTTTTTATTTCATGTACATAATCGATTGTTGTATTAGTTTGTTTAAAAATTCGAAAGTAATCAAATGGATAACTTATTATTACGCGCGTGATTCCTTGCAAAAAACCAGGCAAATATTCCATGATATATTTATACCAACTGACGATTTTATAAAGGGTTTAAACGTAACATTAATATTAATTGTTAAAAACACCGCTAAAAAAAAAGAAAAGAAATAATGATGCTTAACAAACTGGGACTTATTGGTAAAGGGGGTTTCGTAAAAGAAGTGTTGGCAAGTATAAATAAAAAAGCGTTTATACCAACTATTGTAAATGACATTGACGGGTCGTTACAAAGTTATATGAAAGAAAATCAAACTGCCAAATATTTATTGTGTATGGGAAATCCCGACAACAGAGAGACAATTTATTGTAATAATTTAAACCTTAATTATTTGGATTATCACATTTCAAATGGTGCGCATTTATTAGACAAACATACTATAAATATAAGTACTGGAAGTATTATTTGCACTGGTTCAGTATTAACATGCGACATCATCATTGGTAAAATGACACATATAAATTTAAATTGTACAATCGGACATGATGTAACAATTGGAAATTTTGTAACATGTTCGCCGGGTGTTAACATATCTGGAAATTGTAATATTGGTAATAATGTATTCATTGGTTCAAATTCTGTAATTAAACAGGATTTAAATATTGGAAATAATATAGTAATCGGAATGGGTAGTGTTGTTACAAAACACTTGATTGAACCTGGAATTTATATAGGCAACCCTTGTAAAAAAGTTTAAAATCTTGTAATATCATTTTCTGTAATATCAAACAATTTATATATTTCGAATTCGTCACAAGTGTCACAACTTTCAATCGTGTATATTTTTTTATAATCTGGTAATTGATAAGACAATGGTTTAAATAATACTGTAGAATCGTAACTAAAATATTCTCTTTGTATGTTCAAATTAAAATCACTTACAATATTGATTTCGTCATACATGAATGAAAAATATTTAATAATTTGTATAAATACGCTTATTATCAAACTTATGTCTTTTTTTAATATTATTATTACCCGGTTGATTTTATAGCTTTTCTGTTCTTTGAGTAGTGAAAATGAGACATAATTAATCTTGTTTTTAACTCTGAATCGTATATCGTTATACTCAATACAATCTTTACACACCTTTAAATATAGTTGTTCATCTATTGCGTTGTGTCTTAACAAATCCATCATGTCCCATATTAGTAAATTCACCTTTTTCATCGTTTGATATAAATTCGCATATTTTATTATAAATTCTGCCAATTTATTGTGTAATAAGTCATACTCATTTTTTACATCATTTTTGCGATCATCCGTTATTTTATCAAGTTTTATATCCAATATTGTCAACTTGTCAATTGCTTCTCCTAAAGAGACGGGTAAATATAATAATGTATCTGTCATCGTATAACATGCAATAAAAAAATAAATACTTAGAAAGAACTAATCATTGTAGTTTATTTATAATGATTATTACGCCACATTTGGGTATTGGAGACATTATTATACTTAAAATCAAAGATCTCTCGAATAAATTAAACATTACCCAAATAAATATTAATACAGAGTTGTTGAAAACCCACAGCGATAATTACGAAAATAAATTATATACTATAAGAGAATTTATACTCTTCTTATTTCCAAATATTACAATTGAATTAACAGAAGGTCCGTGCGACTTTTACCGTATAAATGAATATCCATTCGGAAATACATATTTATATAACAAAATTGGTAATAAATTATTAAAAAATAAAAATAAATACAACGATTACATTGTTTTTCATACTAAAATGCGATATGATCAATTAATTCGATTGTTTAACCAAGAGATTTTACAAAGTTTAATTATTTTTTTTGAAACATTTAAAACTTCTAAAAAAATTTTGATATTGGGTGAAAAACGAATTGGACAAAATTATGAAACTATATTATTAGAGACATGTTCTCTATACGATCATTTACTCTTACTTGGCAAAAATAATACGGTGATTGATTTGACAAATGATATTTTGACATCCGGAAACCCTAATTTTGATGACTTTTTGTCTGATATTGAAATTATTAACGGTGCAATATGCAATATTACTTTTGGAATAGGTGGACCCTTTAATATTTGCATGGCTTTTTCAACAAGACATATATCTATACTTCCTTTTTATAAACTAAGTTGTTATGCGAATATGCTACAAGAAATTGATGGGTTAAACAATTGTATTATCGAAAATGTAGAAGAAATTAGTGATAAAATTAAATACTATGAAGATATGTGTTTAATTTAAACTTTGCGTATTTTTTTGTAGCAAAGGCGCATGGGGGGGGGGGGCAGATCCTACTAGTGGTTACTTTCATTTAAATCATTATCGGTTTAAAACAAGTCTCGATTGATGGACGTTGGTAATCCGTGCCCAAAGACAATCATGTAGACTAGTACTAACGCAGCCAACAAAATACTTCTATTTTCAGCCATAATTTGTCTTTGCCCAAGGACGAAAATCATAATTACGTACGCTAAAATACCAATGAATAAAGAGTGCAACAACATCATTCTGCCGGTTTCCATTTTTTATATATTTGTTAGAGACAAAAAATCTGAACACATTGTATAAGAATGGTTTACAGAATAACCAACTACACTTTTCGAAAAGCGAAGAAGCTGGGTTTCGTTGTAAAACCGTCGACAAACAAGACAAAAAAAATCGATGTTTATAAAAAAGGAGAAAAGGTCGCGTCAATTGGCGCTTATGGAATGAACGACTTTCCCACATATATCAAGAAGAAGGGGATAAAATTTGCAAAGACTAGGCGGCGGCTATACAAAAAAAGGCACGAAACTGACCGCCATGCCAAATTTAGCAACGGGTGGTTTGCCGATCAACTCTTGTGGTAAGGGTTCAATGTGTTTTGTAGGAATTCCTCTTATTTATCGCCTGAACAAAAATGATTCAAACATAAAAGTGTAAAATCATAAATAAATCAATTTTCAAATCCCCCCCTTTACAAATTTTCTTACAAATTTTCTTGCAAATTTTCTTGCAAATTTTCTTGCAAATATTTGTCGAAGAGAATGTTCAGGAAGTTACTTCACAAAACAAGTGAGCTAGACCCACCCTCAATTCTTCTCCAAATATTAGAAAATCAACCAAGAACAGCGCATTATGTAGAAACGGGCACTTTCCTCACGCCCCTCATGTTGGCTATTACGAACAACAAACGAGCGCATGAAAAGCACGGCGAGAACTATGAAGAAGTTATTCAAAAACTGCTCGACAATGGCGTTTATCCCGACGCGGTTAATTCTCTTGATCAATCGGCCATAATATTGGCTATTTATAGCATGAATTACAGCATGAACCCTTTTGCTATGCTTATATCAGCCGGCGCAGACGTGCATACGGTGTACGAAGATCGGTGCTTGCATATGACCATCCTAATCGAGTGCAGTAACCCAGAGTTTGTAATACAATCAATTGAAATGTTGATTGGTAAAGGCGCAGACCTAAATCGTGTAAGTCAAGACGGTTTCAACCCTTTTTTTGAAGCTGCGCTTGACGACGAATGCAGTATGGAAGTCCTTCACTTTTTGTTGAGCAAGGGGTGCGACTTTTTCACTGAAACGGACACATTTGATTTTTTTTGCGATGAAGGCTCTGAGGCTTATACGTGTGTTAACCGATGGCCCCTTATCATGTGTGTCATCGTTACTCAAGAAATAGGCATGTACAACTTGATAGACCTTGGTGTTTGGAATCTGCTGTTTGACCTTACTTCACAAGAATAAGTTATATTTTTTTACATTGTTAATATAAATAAAATTAAATTTTTTACTTCCTCGAAAAATTGTTTGAGCGCATGAATAAAATTGAATGAACATAAAGGTGTAAAATCATAAAATAATTGTAAAGAAATTGCCACCCCCCCCTTTTTTCCCCCATTTTTTTACAAATATTTTCCAAATTTTTTTGTAAAAAAAATGTCAAAGGCTGGTTTCATATCACTAAAAGATCATTTGATTGAATATCTGAAACCCTTATACTACCACGATTACCACAAAAATAAGTGGTACACGAAAGAAAATGGAACTCGCACATACAGTCTCGATATAGCTAGTCATGTATGTTTACACAACGAAATTGGAACCTTAATTGGAACCTTAATTGGAAATGAAATTTCGGTACGGATTATGCTAAATTCAGACTACGTTAAATTTGAAATGACGCCGAAACACCTTTTGGAAAGCAACACTGAATTTCCCGATCTAATCGATGCCCTGAAAGCTTGCCAACCACTACAAGAGTGTCTGCGAATTTTGGCAGAAAATCCATCAACTGCATTCTCTACAGACAAGTATGGCAATGGTTCGCTGTATCATATAATACAGAGGTGTTTATTTAACTGTACCATGCTCCCGGTTGAGTACATCACCCTATTCAATCGAATCCTTGATATTGTCGGCGTGGTCGGCTTCCCTCGTACTTCTGCAGAAGAGAGAATAGTATACATAGCGACGTCGCGTAAATGTATTACAAAGTATCCGTCATTTTTAGAAACTCTTATTCGCCGCGGTGCGAATGTCAAATTCGTATATAGTAGAGAAGGCGGCCAATATACGATGATGTCCCGTTTACTATATGACCTAGAAGATGATAATGAATCAGTTCCTCTACCCGTTCCAGAAACTGTTCTAGGATTGATTGATTTGTTACTTTGTCATGGGGCGGATATAAGTTGGCGCGACAAGTTCAATAACAATGGTATACTGAACTACGCTTTTTGCTTGAGTAACTCTGACTATGTTATATGTCAGTATTTATTGAGCAAGGGAGCCGACTTTTCTGCTTCTCATGATGTCCTTGACATTTTTAAACAGTGGGGACTTCGTGAAAAACATGAGTTAGTGAATCGCTGGCCCACAACAATGGGCATCATCGTGTTAAAAGAAATTGGGTTATACCACCACCTGGACTGCGACACCTTCTTCGATTTATGGGACTTTACTCGGGAAACATATGATGTAGTATAAATACTTTATGTTAAGTTGACAGATTTTAGAGTTCCTCGAAAAATTGTTTTAGCGCGTGAACATTTTTGATTTAATCATAAAATAATTGTAAATAAATCTCCGCCCAATTTTTTTCCCCTTTTTTTTACAAATTTTTCTGATTTTTTTTGTCCAAAAAGAATGTTACATGATGTTTATGATTCAAACAGAGATCGCTTGATTCAACATCTGAAGCCCTTGTACTATCACGATTATCATAACTCTAAATGGTACACTAAAACAAATAATGTTTATATTTCCACCATTGATCTCATCGACGAAATATGTTTGCCTGACAATATAACATGGAAATATAATAATGTATTTAACATTATTTTGCATGACGATAACCTCAAATTTGACCTGACGCCGAATCACTTATTCGAAACCAAATTTCTTTTTCCCGAGCTTCTCGATGCCATAATTGATGGCGAACCACTTCATCATTGTCTAGAAATTTTGCGAGGCAATCCCTCAACTGCATTCGCAACAGACAAGTATGGTAATGATTCACTGTATCATATATTAGAAAAGTCTTTATCGACCCCGGCAATGTCCATTAATGATTATTTGACCCTATTCAAGAGATTACTTGATATTGTTGGTGCACTTGATTTCCCAAATAGGTATGTAGAAGAGAGGGTATTATACTTAGCGTCGTCGCGAAATTGTGTTCAAAAGTATCCGTCATTTTTAAAAACTCTTATTCGCAGTGGCGCGTATGTCAACTTCGTATTTGGAGAGGATGGTCATTATGAAGAGAGTATCATGTACCATTTAGCGTACAATTATAAGTCAATTGATCAGGTGAAAGTCCATCAAAAAACACTAATAGATTTGTTTGATTTGTTACATTGTCATGGAGCCGATATAAATTGGCGTAACGATAATGATTTTTGTATACTACAGTTTTTTACCTGTCGGAAAAACTCGGACTATGACATTTGGCAGTATTTATTGAGCAAGGGACTCGACTTTTCTGATTCAAATCTTGAAGATTCGCTCCTTGAAGAATGTAGAAGCTCTCATCTTCCTAAGAAACACGAGTTAGTGAATCGCTGGCCCACAACAATGGGCATCATCGTGTTAAAAGAAATTGGTTTATACCACCATCTGGACTGCGACACCTTCATCGATTTATGGCAGTTCACCGGAGAACCCTATGATGTAGTATAAATACTTAATATTAAGTTGAAAGATTTAGAAATCCTCGAAAAATTGTTTTAGCGCGTGAACATTTTTGATTTAATCATAAAAAAATTGTAAATAAATCTCCTTACAAAATTTTTTCCATATTTTTTTTGTAAAAAAATGGCAGAAATTGTTGAACGAGTTGAGCCCTTTCCTAGTGCTTTATTTGATGCAATAAATCGGGAGAAATTAGAAGATTGTCACAATATTTTAGATGAAATCCCTTCATCTGTTCATTTTGTATGTGATAATCCTGACATTCGTGCCTTTGGTGAGACCCCCCTCTCCAGACTAATTTTGCTACGAACACACTTTAAACACCGTCGTGACATTCATCTCGCAAGTTTTGGCATTCGTGGGCGGGATTACTTCCATAAAAAATGGGAGCTCGCTTGTTCTATCATGGATCGTTTACTTGATATGGGTGCGAATATAAATGACAAAAACATACTTAACTATTCTTTATCAGCTATATCCCTTCGCGCATCTTCAGATGGTTTAACAACTCTTATACGCCGTGGTGCAAATCCGAACACCATTATACATAAAGAACCCTTGATGTGGCATGTAGCTTATGGGTATATGTTATTTGATGAGCTTGAAAATACTATGATAGATAAATCCATTGAAACTCTAGAGTTCTTGTTAAACCATGGCGCAGAGATTAATCTTCAAAATACGCACGGCGATAATATTTTAACATGTGTCGTTGATCCCACAATCTTCTCTTTTTTACTAAGCAAAGGTGCTAACTTTTATCTTCCAAATAAAAGTGGTAAAACTCCTTATGATAAACTTCGATCATATCAGTCAAGAGATACACACGTTAGTTATCTTAACCGCTGGCCCACAACAATGGGCATCATCGTGTTAAAAGAAATTGGTTTATACCATCACTTGGACTGCGACACCTTTATGGACTTATACGAGTTCACTTTCAATGACTTCGTTCCATTAAATGTTCATGATATGTAATAATAGGATTTATGTATATGAAAATATTTTGTTAAATTAGATAAATCAAACAAATGAATGAAAGTCCGTGGCTATTATTAGACCTAGCCGACGAATTTAAATGGTGGATCGCGTCCAATAATCATTATACGCCTGCCTTCGAAGAAGAGTTGGAAAAACCGATTGCGGCATATTTTATCATACAAGACAGCAATATGATGGGAACAACATATTTTCGTTATTTTTACTGGTATGATGGAAATAGTCATCGACATTTCAATGTTGACCAAAAATGGTATTTTGATGCAGCCATAAGCAGTATGCAGACCGGCGACATGGTAACTAATATGGAAACCCAACAAAAATATATTGTGAATAATAAATTTAACAATAAATTTGTAAAAATACTGGAACTGGTGAAATAAACTTTCGAAAAAAAAAGGAACAGTTTCCCTTAAAACAAAAAGTTCTTGAATGTTTTTTTTCCCTTCTTTCCCTTGTTTTTCTTCCCATACTTTTTCTTTTTCATAGTTTTTACCGATTTTGGTTGAAACTTTGGCTTTTCTTGTGCGTGTTTCGCCTCGGGAGAAAATACAAACTCCATTTTCTCCTTATGATGAAAATCGTGTTTCCTTGACACTTGGCGACGCTTCATATGCGGATTGTACTTCAAAAACCACTCGTCATACTCGGGTGTGTCCTTTTTGTCTTTCAATTCATTGTACTTGATCGCCTTCTCTGATCGAATCAATTCCAGCGTGCTTTGTTTGCCCATGCACTGCAAAGAAAATCGCTTCAAAAGACCCTTTTGCTTTAGACGATTCTTCTCTTGCACGTCAAAGAGATACATTGCCATACAGATTATTTTGTCTTTGTTGTAGTATTTTTTCTTAGCATACATGAATGCCAAATAAAAAGACAAAAGTGTGTCGATCGTCGCAACATTCACCGAGAGTCCATTATCCAATGTGATCTTGTTGTAGTTGTGACAAGCAATTGGTTCATACAAAAACGCAACCGAATCATCGTCTATTTTAATTTCAATATGTTTTGGGATGATTTCATTGATCTCTGCATGTTGAACCATCACAATCTTCTTACCAATTTTGTCTTCGATTCTTTCTTTCAAGATGATCGCGGCTTTTTCAACATCTTCCACAATCACATCAAAGTCGGCCGTCTTTTCCACCTTGCGTTTATCACTGTCTTTCATGTACTCGGAATACAAAGAGCATGCATAGCCGCCAATAAATAAAGCATCCATTGAAATCAGTGTGTCGCGAATCACGATGTGAATATCTTCTTCAATATTTTTCGATTCAACTTGCAAAGACTTAGCAGACGATGCCTTAGCAGACGATGCTTTTTCTGATGCATTAGCTGACGATGCTTTTTCTGACGATGCTTTAGCAGACGATGCCTTAGCAGACGATGCCTTAGCAGACGATGCTTTAGCAGACGATGCCTCAATCGACCTCAGCGTTTTCTCTTCCAACTTTTTCTGAAACTCAACCATATTGCAGTTTAACGAAGGATTCACTGGATAATGCTTGTTCAGAAGCACCAATCGCTTAAATACCTTCTCCCAACGACTGACGTCTCCCATCGGCCGAGACAACTCCAAATACATATTCATTCGCAAAAAATTCGCAGGACAGTACTTGATGCCGGCAACGCTAATCGAGTCTTCGAAAAGAGCATCGAAAATGTCTTCGTGCAAAAAAGTAATGTCCGCAATTGGAATGAAATTCACAAACACCTTATAAGTTCCATGGTGCACGCCGGATTTTGCCTCGACTTCTACATATCCGGCATCGGCATACCGATTCGCCAACTCGATCGCGTCATTCAGGGCGTTTTTCGAGTAGAAATCGTAGTCGGGGATCTCGAGTTCACGATTGTAAAACTGGCTTTGTTTGGGCAAAATATTGTTAATGGCGGTGCCACCGTAACAGATTAGCGGCTTCTCCTGCAAAAACTTTTCTAAAAGATCGACGATTTGTTTGACGTCTTCGTTCATCGCCGTCTTTTTGCCTTTCATTTCTTCGCTTTCGTCGACAGCTTGCCTCAGAATGGCGAGTTCACACTCTTCGAATGTCATTTTATTATTGCAAACACTCGGTTCATATTTGGTTTCCATTCGGTATACTAACTGTGTATATTTTAAATTTTTTTTTTACCAAAGTCTTAACTTACCCCAACCCAATGGAAGCGCCGGTTGGCTTGGAACCGAAGGTTTTATGTCGGCTTCTTGTTTTTGAATTTCGTCACATTCTATAGGAGTTCCTGAACATTCAAATCCTTCTACTGTGGTTTCAAGTGTATATTTGTCGATAAGTGTTGATATTGGCACAAACGCTGACTTTGCATCGTCGAATATCTGTTCATATTCCTCTAAAAGTTCATTTTCGAGATAAAATTTGTAGAGGACGAACTGCGAATAGTAGGATTTAATAAAGGAATTTGGAGGCGGTGGCGAAACCGTATCGTCTGTGTTGGGCAAAACCATTTCGAAAGTATCTTTATCGGTTTCAAACCCAGTTTCCGAAACTTTTGTAACTTTCTTTCCAACTCGACTCAATATTTGGTCATAGTTGTACACGGGTAATCCGTTAACAACATCTGCTGAAATACTTTTACTTAACAAATCTCCTTTGCCAATCACGATCACTTTGCCCATAAGACCTCTTATTTCAGTCGACTTGTCCACTTTGCCAGTATACATACGATTGGGGAAGTTCGTTGTTAATAGATCATTTACCCGTTTGATTGCAGCCGAATCAAGGGTGTCTGTAACCAAGTATAAAAACAGCGGATCAGTGGGCGACGGACTCGGTGTTGAAAATGCTTTTGAATTTATTTTACTGAGAACATAGGCCAAAGGCACTCCATCGATTACCGCATCGTTATATACTACTTCAGACCCGCCGCTATTTGTCTTTATTTTAAAATGTAAACACCGACAACCTCTTATCAAAACTTTTTCAATCATTTCTTTGTCAACATCTCCCTTATCATTCACGATAGTATTGTAGGAGGACTTGATAATAAACTCGCGCAACTGCAAATCTTTAAATTTGTCTTGAATAGGCCCGGTTGATACGTGTGTAGAGAAGCCCTCTTTCAACATTTTGTATTTATCGAGTTCCTGCTTTGCCTGCACTTTAATGTCGTCACGCGACTTCAGCAGTTTATAAATTATATAAAATGTAGTGAGAATTATCACTAAAATCAAAAGTTTGCGAATTATGTCCATCGAAGGTTATATAATTAAGACAAATAAAATTATTTAAATCAACCGTTGTAATATATATAAAATAAAACATGGCCGGAGGATTGTTGAATTTGGTTGCAGAAGGAGCGAATAATACAATTATACAAGGCGGTGACTCGCAAAAAACACTATTTAGAGCCACGTACAAGAAAATCACCAATTTCGGGTTGCAAAAATTCCGAATCGATTACGACGGTCAGCGCGACTTGAGAACCGGCGAGGCATCGACATTTCAGTTCAAAATGCCGCGATACGCCGAACTTCTCATGGATACCTATGTCGTCATCACTTTGCCACACATATGGAGTCCGATATACCATCCATGCGAACAAACAAACCACAAATGGGCGGCGTACGATTTTCGATGGATCAAGGACATTGGATCACATATGATCAAAGAGATCGAGATACGCTGCGGAAACTTCACTTTGCAAAAATACTCGGGTGAATATTTAGCCGCAATGGTCGAACGCGATTTCGACGAGACAAAGAAGAAAATGTTTTACGAAATGACTGGGAATATTGATGAAATTAGTGATCCTGGAAACAGTTTTGGTAGAGCGAATACTTATCCGTCGGCATACTTTACAAATCCAAACTTGGGTTCTGAGCCTTCGATAAGGGGGCGAACGCTATACATACCTATTAACGCATGGTTCACGCAAGATAGTAAGTGTGCATTTCCGATGGCGTCATTACAGTATAATGAACTTTACATCAATGTTACGCTAAGGCCAATCGAAGAGCTATTCCAAGTGCGCGATGTTTTCGACGATATTAACAATTATCCTTATGTGCGACCGGATCTGAAAGAGGACCGGTTCCAAATCTATCGATTTTTGCAAACACCGCCGTCGCCCATCATAGACAAGGCCATGTATGCTACACAAATGAACAGTTGGAAAGCCGATGTTCATATGCTGGCTACTTACTGTTTCTTGTCTAAAGAAGAGACGCGTACGTTCACTGCTGAGAACCAAGTGTACTTGATCAAAGATATTATCGAGTACAACTACGAAAATATTACCGGAACAAAAAAGGTGAAAGTGCAGTCTACTGGGATGGTATCGAGCTGGATGTGGTACTTGCAGCGTAATGACGTGTATATGCGCAATGAATGGAGCAATTACACTAACTGGCCTTACCGTACTCTTCCGAGCGGTATCATAGACGCGCCTTCAACCGGAAGTGAACCGACGTTACATTTAGCGGAAGATTCGTCCAATTATATTGGACCTTGGATCAACCCCGATGGGAAAAACACTGGATATTTCGTGACGAATGAGTACACCGTTGAAAACCAAAAATCGATTCTCGAGTCCATGGGAATATTGTTCAACGGAGAGTATCGCGAAAACTTGATGCCGAGAGAAGTATACGAGTATGTCGAGAAGTATACAAGAACAAAAGGCTTTGCCTCTAATGGTATCTATTGCTACAATTTTTGCTTGAACTCGGACCGGACCGATTATCAGCCAACGGGGGCGATTAATATGTCGAAATTTAAAACCGTGGAACTTGAAATCAACACTTTTGTGCCGCTATTCGATTTGCAGAACTACGATTACAGAGTCACTTGCAATGAAGAGGGTCAGGTTATTGCAACCAATGCGCCGACGTGGCGTCTTTACGAGTACAATTATAACATGAAACTGTTTGAAGAAAGATACAATGTCTTGTCTTTCGTAGGCGGTTACTGTGGACTTTTGTATGCAAAGTAAATATATACATTATATAAATCGTACAAATGTCGACGACAGCTTGGATTAAAGAAAAAACAAAAGAAAAAGAAACAGAAAATACAAAAGAAAATTTTACACCACTATCAAATCTTTTAAAGACAAAGCCGATAAAGTCAGTATATATAGACGAGCCAAGTGATGCGCGAAACGAAATTCAATGGGCGGAACCGATTGACAATGACATTGAAGGTCTTGATACCATCACAGGCAGCAAGTTCGATAACATTAAAGGACTGGAGTTTGCAAAACCAAAAAAAGATAATACGCCCGCGCAGCAAAAAGATGTGATGAAGGATAATAAATCAGATGACAACTCGATTGTAAAAATGGCGAATGTAGTTGTCACTGCTCTGGTGGCATTGTTCATGTCGTATAATTTATATTTTAATTTTACGAACGGCAGTGAAATAATTAAGATAGACGACAAACTAGACAAAATCCCTTTAAAAGAGGGGTCTGGTATCGTGAATACTTTCAACAATATTATGAGCACGTCATTGCCGGCTGTAGCACATTCAGTCATCAACAATAACTCATACTTCAAATACAGAACGCTTTTTGTTCTCCTGCTTATTTTTTGCTACCGGTTACTGCAACCGCTTGTGAAGGATGCATATGGCTTTATTGTCGGGTTATTCAAACAAAATTCAACATCCATTTTTCGCTACCTTTTCAGTTTTAATGGAAACAATAAAGTTGTCTCTCTTTTGTTCTTTTTCTTTTTAACAAAAAACATATACTCCATGTTTACGGAAAAGGGTGGTCCGGTCGTTTCGTTCGTAATTGCAAACCCATTCTTGTTTGCCTTTCTTTTGTTTATTTACGTCGTGATTCTTTACCCAATTACGGTGTCATTGTCGACTTTTGTCATATACTGCTTAGTGGCGTTTTATTGCATGTTCAGCATGTTTTACTTTTATTTCAACCAAGATTTCGATCCGAAGTCGCCATATTATGGAGTCAAGTCACTTAGTGAACTTTTCGACGCCATTAACACGCACTTGAGTGTCTCAGATACCCATGTGATTTTTGAAAACAGCGATAACTCAATCGAAAAATTCTTCAAAATGCTTTGGAAAAACTTTCATTATTCGTATATTATAATTGTTTTTCTTACACTCATTCCTTCGATAATGAACCTGCATTCGGTTTCATATAAAATTTATACCGGACTGATTACGTTAAGTATTATTGTCGCGGTTTCCGCAATGAAATACTACGGAAGTGTTTCGGAAATTCTGAAGAAACTCTTCAAGGTTTAAACCAGCGAATAATTAAAACAGTACGCACAGCGGATTTATATTTTTCTTGATTCGTGACCGAGAACTATTTCCCCCTTTTTTCACTCACTTATTGCCAACTATGTGGGGCATATTGAATGAAAAAGGTGTAAATGAGATAAGGTTTAAAACAATATAAAAAGCGCGGACTTTATATTGTTAAACAACAATGGTACGAGCAAAACCACATGAGACGAAACTGAAAAAAAAGTACTTCCCCCTGGTTAGTGTTTGTACACCTACATTCAATAGAAGGCCTTTTATCGAAACCATTTTTACTTGTTTTCGCAACCAAACTTATCCCAAAGATCGCATGGAGTGGATCATAGTGGACGACGGCACAGACAGAATCAAAGACTTGGTGGACAAATCGGGAATTTCGCAAATCAAATATTTTGAACTGCCGAACAAAGTATCGCTTGGTGAAAAACGCAACTACATGCACAGCAAGGCGACAGGATCGATTATCGTTTACATGGACGACGATGACTACTACCCACCGGACCGCGTTTCTCATGCAGTCGACAAGTTGATGGAAAACAAACAAGCAATGTGCGCTGGTTCGAGTGAGATTTACATTTACTTTAAACATATTAAAAAAATGATCCAGTTCGGACCTTATGGACCGAATCACGCGACCGCGGGCACTTTTGCATTTCGCGCGGAACTTTTGAAACAGACACGTTACCAAGACCACGCGGCCGTGGCCGAAGAACGCGAGTTTTTGAAGGGTTACACAGTCCCCTTCGTACAGCTCGATCCGATGAAAACGATTTTGTGTTTCTCGCATGAACAAAACACCTTCGACAAGAGAAAGCTGCTTGACAATCCGCATCCAGACTACGTAAGAGAGTCGACAAAAAAGGTGACAGACTTCATTCGTTCCGATAAAGAGGCGGCTATCAAAAAGTTTTTCATGGAAGAAATTGACCCAATCTTGGAAAAGTACGAACCTGGACATCCAAGAATGAAGCCGGATGTTCTCAAACAAATTGCCCAAATCGAGAAAGACCGCGAGAAGATGATGCAAGAAGAGATGGCCAAGGGTGGTCAGATCATGTTGAATCAGCCGGGCAAACCGCCTGTACCACTCACCATGAATCAAGTTGCGGAAATGTTATCAAAACAAGGCGAACAGATTCAGCTTTACGAAAGGCGAATTGCCGAACTCGAGGCAATGAATCGCGAGTTGCAGAAAATGTTGACTGCAAAACCGGTAGGTGGACCTAAGCCTGTATTAGGTGAGTCATCTAAATCCGAGCCACTTTTTCAGTTGGACTCGTCGATGGTTTCGTAAAATCACTGTAATTACTAAAATTTTATCACACAATTATTATTGTATTTTGTAACATTATACAATAATAGTTTTTATTACTCGTCGTCGAGCTCGTCGATAACCGCGTCCTTTTTCACATTTCGGTCTAAATATCGATACATTCGCTTAATATCTAATTTATTGATATCATAGGATTCGAATATACTCTCGAGCGTATTTAATACATTGGTGTCGTTAACCACATCTTGATTTCGCTCTTTGAAGAAAATTCGCATATCGTGGAAAAATGAAATCAAATCCTTTTTGTCCAAGTCCATTTTTTGACAAAGGTCGTAAATAAACTCAATGTTGTTGTACTCGGTCGAGTATTTCGTAAGTACCTTTGTGAACCGGATGTCTACTGCAGCAGCATCACCTCGACCTGTGTTTGATAAATGGAAGATACGATTGTTGTTAAATGTTTTCATCAAACTGCTCATTTCATTAAAGTGCCAAATCTGGTTCTGAAATGTGATGCGGTCGATGTAGTCGGAGTAACAAATGTTGTCGAGAAAACGTAGATAAAACGGCAACGACTTGCTTGGATTTTGCGGAATCACATCAACGATGTTTTCGTGCCATAGAAGTGCAACTGTTGTGCGATCGGTTTCGTTCATTAAAACATTGTGGTCCTCCATCTTATAGGGCCGTGCAATCAACGATTTTGTGATTTTGTTAGTGTCTTCGTTGAAGGTTTTCACGTTGAGTATGTTTTGCAGAATTTCAGGGCGAATTAGATCGGATTTCTTATCATATAATTTCTGGATGAGTCCCAATTTTCGCAAATCCCCGTTCGCATAATTATTGATTACGTCAATTTGCACACTGTCGATTTTCGGAAACATGGTCTGTATCCACGTCTTCATTTGACCTGGCGTTGGCGTCTTTAATTCAAACACGTTGCATACTTTCACGAGCTCTTTGATTTTCTTGTCCATGTTGTAGTTGCCAATGCATATGATGGGATTCAATGTTGTATTTTCCAATTTTTGTTTTTTTGTCTTCTTTTGTCGAATCAATTTGATGAGCGCAGTGAGTCCGCCCTTGTCGCCGCTGTTCATTCCGTCGATTTCGTCCATCACAATAACGATTTTTTTCACGCGATGGTGCATCATGTCCAGTACGTTATTACTCGCGATGTTGTTGCTGGCAATGTTGTCGATAAGTGCCTTATTTCTCACGTCACCCGCGTCATAATGGATGACGTCGTAATTCAACTTTTTCAAAATTTCTTTTACAAAAGTTGTCTTGCCAACGCCGGAGGAACCATAAATGTAAAAACCCTTTTTAAAATTGACGTTTTTGTGGTTCTTGTCGAAATCGTTCAAAATCGCGCATATGTCCTTCTCTATTTGTTCTCGTTCAAATATTTGGTTCAGCATGCTTTTATTATAATTATCGTGTTGGCTTTAATTATAATAAATTAGTATAGTTTTTGGCTGGGTTTAAACGCACCCTTAACCAAAGGCATGTCTTCGACATTAACCAAAGGCATGTCTTCGACATTAACCAAAGGCATGTCTTCGACATTAACCAAAGGCATGTCTTCGACATTAACCAAAGGCATGTCTTCGACATTAACCAAAGGCATGTCTTCGACATTAACCA